TTCGTCCAATATCGTCTGGAAATATGAACAGTTCCCGTCTGTCCTGTACTGATTTCCGAGAGCCACTATTATGTGCGGTCCTCCGCATACGCAGCAGCACAGCTGCGATTTATCGATATTCTGCGGAGTGAAGATGTTCTGCCCAAAGGACCAGTCCCATGGACGTTCGGTGGTTCCCTGTCCATCCACTGAGCTGCTGCGTGCAAGGTGCTGATGCCGCAGAGAGTATGCCCATCCGTCCGATGCCTGATCGGTTTCGTCGTATTCATCCTGCTTATCCAGTCTTTTCGGATAACGGGAATTTACTTTAAGATAGGGATACTCACCGTCCTCATAATATTTATTATCAAGGGTGCTGCCTGCCCCAAGTCCCACGCACATGGTATTCTCGTCTCTTTCAGTTTCCTGAAGCTGCCATGCCTCGTTCGGGTTATACGCGGGGAAATAATCTCTTTGAGGCGCTGAGAATTCGATATATACGAGGTCCAGTTTTACTCCGCCTATTTCAGCATATTTTGTCGGATCTTTTCCATATATGCTCCTGTGGAAGCTTTTGATCCTCAGCGGGTTATTTTTTATGATGCCGTCTGCCGTCTGCGTCTGCGTCCATGTCCGGCCGTCCTCCGACCAGGCGATCTTTCCCTGACCAAAGTATCTCCACATATGAGCGAAGTCCGGAGCATCGGGATACGGATTTGAAACGTGCATGCCTGAGACCGCAAAAAAATATCCGAAATGATATTCGATGAGCTGATAAGGAGAGCCTGTTTCAAAGTCCAGGATGCTATCTGCAGCAGTATCGATTTTTTCATAATGCACAGCGCCTGAGTCATTTAAGTATTTTGTGTCGATTCCCACAGCTGAAACATCTTGCCATGAAATCCCGTCGGACGATTCCATAAGTATGAGGCCTGTCCTCGGATTATTCTCTCTGTTAAATATGCCCGCGACGTCTCCGAATGTCCAGGTGTATCCTATTGCCATGAACTTGCCGGACCCGTATGCTGCGCTTGTTATCCTTCCGTCAGAAGCTACCCTCTGTTTAAGGGTCCTGCATTCGTCATCGGAATGATAGATATAGCTCATGCCGCCGTAAGGCTGAAACGTTTCATAGAGGATCCTTCTGCAGAACACGATAACGAAGTTGCCTCTCCCGTCATACTCCATTTTTATAGGAGGTGCGTTATAAGTGCCTATCTCCGTTACTTCCCATTCATATCCGTACTTTGATTCGGCGCGAGCTACTTTGTATGTTTCTGTTCCTTCTATCGGGACCGACCCTACGGCAACGAACTTATTTTCTGCATATACGCAGCAGTCCCAGTTGTAGCCCTTCATGCCGCTTCCCATAAGCCATGTGTAGTTCGGCTTTCCGCACCTGTATAAAGAGCCGGCTGAATCGATGTACATATTGGGGACTCCCCGCGAAAGATACCCGCTGTAGTTTATATGGAGATTAGCATCAGCTGCCGATCTGTAAATATATCCGTTGCTGTTTATTGCCATGTTAGGGATCGGTGTCTATTGTCCTGTCGTAGACATTCGGGAAGCAGATATTTCCGCCTACCCTGAACGATGCAGGACTTGCAGTGAATGCTTTAGACATATTGGAGCCGTTAGTCTTCAGGTAAGACCCGGAGCTCTTCGATGAAGATGTACCACCGGATGATGACGACCCGAGCTTTATGGGAGTCACTCCTTCCATGTGATACTTGTGGCTGTCGAAGCTGAACTTCGTGATATGATAACTGAACGTATCTTTTGCTCCGCCGCCTGATATGCTGACTCTGTCTCCCAGGTCGTAAACGGGATCAGCCGCTCTTTCTATGGAGAACGCGCTGAACTTAACAGGCTGAAGGCCATTTGATATGTTGGTCACGATCACCGTCGCATCTTCCTTGCTCTTTACTGCTATGAACGGATTCGTCCCGAGATCGAGCGTGTATGATTTTATTCCGGTCCCCCAGTTGCTGTTCTTTACCTTGAGTCTGGTGCTGTCATCTAAAGCAGCGTTCACTCTTCTTACGTCTTTTTCGCTGTCGGAGAACGTGCTTCCTTCATGCAGGAACGTGTCCGCTGTTATTGCATCTACCGGATCGTCCCTGTAATTTCTGATCTCTATCCTGCCGTACCTGTTTGCTGCAGCGAATCCTCCGAGAGCAGCCGCGGCTGACGACAGAACGTCACGCCACGTCTTCCAGTCTTTTGTATCAGAAACTGTCTTGAATAATATGCTGCTGCTTCCGTTTATGAGCGCTGCTGTAGCAGATGAGGAATTGTAAAAGCGGGTCGTTATACCGCTCTCAGACGATACGTAGCCGATCATATTCTTAAGGAACGTGTACGGACTTGAATCAAGGAATGCCGTGATGCTTTTTACATCTTCATCGTATTCTTCTTCGAACGCCAGCATATTGTCGTAACAGGTGAGAGCAACTCCGCCTTCCGAACTTTCGGCATTGTCCACGTTCCATGTCCCTATGGGGATGTCGGCCCAGAAGTTATCGTTCCATGCTTCCTGATAAACATCGCAGCCGCTGAGCCCGACATCGTCACCGTATGAATCCGGGAATTCGAAGTAAAGAGCATAGGTGTCAATATAACCGCCTTCCGGGGTGAAACCCACGAAGCTGTATCCTGAATCTCTGAAATCCGCGGTACCGATCAGCTTTGTTTTGACTGAGTCGGTGTACACGCTTACGGTCTTCGACACATCGAAACCGGATGTCCTTACTGCCATAAGCATGTTTCCGTCAGAATCTGCAAGCGTCCCACCATCCGAAGCTTCTAGGCCCTGGTAGTAAGTACCCGGAAGATTGTTAAGAGAGATGTGCCTTATCCTCGTAAGACAGGGAAAGTTCCATTCAAGAGTTGCGCTTTCTGCTCCCGCGTCCCAGTATGTACTTCCGCTGCTTTCGAATGCGCGCCACGCTTCATATCCTTCCTTTTCATGCGATGCATGGATAGTTCCATAACTGTCAGCGGCTGTGATATCAGGCGATATCTCCGCGAAATCGCCGTCGAACTCACGCCTGTGGAACATTAGCTTTATTACCGCGCCGAGCCACTCCGACTTTTTTATATCCTGACGGATCACCGTCATATCCATCTCGCCCATATATACCTGGCCGATATCGATGCTGCCATCTCCCGCGCACTGGTTCTGGATAAGGAGGCTTCCCTGGAGGATGTCGTCTTCCGTAAGATCGATGACCGTGCCGTCCTTTAGAGTCACTGCTCCCGTAACATACCACTGATGCACTGCCGCGTTCATCGCCTTAAGATAATTTTCTGTTACGCCGTACATTTGCCCCTCCTATAGTTCCTGAAAGTTAAGAGGGCAGTTCCATGCTCCCTTTATATCTTCGTGGTTAACGGATTCCCGGATAAGCTCCGGATTCCACCCGTCCGCGTAGCATTCGATCACGCAGTCAGACTTAGACAGGTCGTCGTAGTACTTAAGGTAAAACGAAGTCTTGTCGTTCCATGCTGCGAGCCTATTCAGCCATGCGTCCGTTAAGCAGAAGGTGCATGACACGGTTACTTTCCTTGAGTCACGCACCACCTTTATCGTCCTTCCTGATTCCGCTGTAAGTATGTCTTCCACTTTCTCCGGCTTAACGCTGTATGATTCCGGGTCCGGGAGCCTCTCCCACGTACTGTTATCGTCCGATAAGTAAAGATAACCCTTTAGCATTTTAATAACCTCCCGATCTTCTGCTTACTTTTCTTACTGCATTAACTACCTGCGATTCGAGCGTAGTTTCTCCTATCTTGACCGTGCAGTATACAGGCTGTGACAGGTTAGCGCCGCTAACTGCCATTCCGGCCCTTACCGCATCGGTTAATCCCGACGTATCAAGGCTAACTGTCCCGTAACCAGGGCTTGCACCTGCTAACGTACCTGCCATGCTGCTTACCGATGACTTTAGCGCGCCTAACCTGCTGCTTATGCCGCTCGTGAACAGATCCACCATGTCTGCGCCCGACTTATCGAAGTCCTTAAGAGGTCCTTCTTCCGGAACAGAGAAGTGTAGATGTTTTGCTATGAAGCTCGCTATTCCCTTCACCTTACCGTAAAGGCTCTTCACATGACTCGCGAGCCCCTTTATAAAGCCGCCGACCAGGTCCTTGCCCCAGTTATATGCTTTTTTACCTAGCCCTCCGAACCAGGATAGGAAGGACTTAACTTTGGAGAACACGCCCTTGATCTTACTGAATACCGCCCTTAACGCATTAAGGAGGATGCCCGCTAACGTCCTTATCCCCTTAAAGGCCAGGCTAAAGGCGTGCTTAAGGAGTGTCAGTGCTGCCTTTATCACCGCGAACTTTACCTTGATCACAGTAACTATAGCGTTAACGAATCCTTTAACGATCGTAACCACTGCCGACTTTATGCCTTTCCATACGTTGCCGAAAAACGAAGCCAATCCCTTCATGAGGTGCTTTATCGCGGTAACGGCGGATGACAAAGTACTTTTGATGCCTTTCCATAACCCTTTCCAGAAATTCCGAAACCCCTCAGACTTATGCCAGAGAAGTACAAATACCGCGACTGCCGCAGCTATCCCCGCGATGATAAGTCCGACCGGGCCAAGCGCCGCCGCGATCGAAACGCCGAATGCTCTTATTCCTGCACCGGCTGCTGCTATGATGCCGGGGATTGCAGTGAACGCTCCCGCGATGACTTTTCCTATACCGCCGAAAAGAGGTCCCAGCCGCACAAGATTTGGCGCAAGCTGCATTATGCTCCCAAGGGCGCTTACGAACGAGCCTATGGAAACTATGGCAGGACCTATTACAAGGCCGATGCCGGTTATTGCGAGCGCGACCTTTGCGATCACAGGGTGCTGCTTACAGATATCGATAAACTCACGAAGCTTCGGCACGAGGTTCGAAGATATCCATTTTGCCACTTCAGCTACTGCCGGAAGAAGAACCGCACCGAGCTCTTCTGCGGTATCTCCGAGGACGTTCTTCGCCTGCTGTATCTTTCCGAGATCCGTACCTGCGAACTTGCTGTTCATCTCTCCCACGTTATCGGTTATGACCTGCGACAGCATCGCGGCCTTTTCTGATTCCGTGCCGTACTTTATGACATCTGCCTGCGCGTCTGAAAATGATATGCCGACTCTTTTAAGCGCTCCCACGTTCCCGTTCATGGCTTTACCCATGAGGTTCGCTATCTGGGTTGCATCCTGAGCGGTCCCGTTATATCCTTTCTGCTGCACAAGCAGATTATCCATAGCAGGAAGCAGTTTGTTCACTGTCTCCGGCATCTTCGCAAAAGTAGCGAGCTGCTGCGCTCCGGAAAGAGTTACTTCATCTCCTACGACTCCTTCTCTCTGGAGCTTCGATGCGTATTCTTCAGTTGCCTTTGCAGCCGCTCTCGTAGCTCCCATCCTGGACCTGTAGATCTCTGTCAGTTTGTTTTCCGCGTTCTGCTGCGTGGTTGCGGCATCTATCGCCTGCTTACCTGCGTAAACCGCTGCGGCAGACATGACCCCGAGAGATCTGCTGACCGCCATACCGGCGTTCGTTATCTTTGATCCAGCGGACTTGAACTTTGCTCCTACTGCCGCCACTCTCTGGGCGCCGACGCTTCCGAACTTCTTCAGTTCATTTTCGAAGTGCTTCAGTTTCGATTCGCTTTCGATGATCTCACGCTGAAGAGCCTTGTATGAATCGGCGCCTAAGTCTTTTCCCGATGACACGTACTGCTCCTGGGCCGCCCTTAGAGTCTTGAGCCTTTCGGATGTATTCTTAACAGAGCTTGTAAGGGCATCCTGTTTCTGCTTAAGAAGTTCTACGTTCCCAGGATTGAATTTCAGGAGCCTTCCGACTTTTGTGAGTTCGGACTGAGTATTCCTCGCCTGCTTATCCACGTCCTTAAGGGCGTTTTTAAGAGGACCAGTATTCCCGCCGATATCAACAGTGATCCCTTTTATGTTGTTTGCCAAGTCTTCTCACTCCTTTACATATCCCTGAAATTATCGAAGTCTTCCTGCTTTGCTTTTTCCGGCCAGTCATACTGATCGTTCATCTGCTCTGTGATCATGTCTAACGCGAGCCCTGTATCTAGCAGCCGTATTTCGGCAAGCGAAAGCCCCGTCTGCCGCAGCCTTAATATGTAAAGCGCTGTAGTAACGGGGCGGTCTATTTCTCCTTTTTTTTTGACTGAACGGATGTCTTGCTGGACTTTGCCCAGAGGTCCATGATGTCTTTTGCCTGTTCTACCAGAGCCAGAGGAGACTCTATCGTCATCAGCCATTCATATACTTCGGTCCTGCTTACATTCATAAGCTCCGTAAGCGTCTTCCCGGGCTGAAGAGCCATGACGCCAGCAAGCATCGAGACTGTCATGAACGCATCTCCTGTTCCGTCGTCCATTTCCTCCATATCTTTTACGAGGTCTCCCCCGCTCACGTTATGATAGATTATCGGTGTTATCGCTGTCGCTTCGAACAGCACTTCTTTTCCGTCTATATCGATCGTCTTCTTCATGTGTTACCTCCATCAGCTTCCGGACGTTGAGCTTGTAGTTGTTTTCGTGTACTCAGGAGTTGGCACTGCCGAGAACCAGCCTGTATATGCAGAGTCGGCTTCATTTGCGAATGCCTTCACGATGTTCTTCACCGTTCCGGCAGCATCGACAGTCATCGGCTGAGGACTTGCCGTGATCGTGATCTCGTCATCGTCCGGCTCCTGCTGGTTGTCCTTGTTCTCACCTGAAAGGTCAGGCCTCGATGCCGTGCAGTTATACATCACGTGTCTTGTGTGATACTTGTCGCCTTTGAACTCGAAAAGACACGCGAACACAGGCATGTCCGCATCCGCATCTTCGTACTGAAGGCCCTTGGTACTGTCTTTTACCTCCGCGAGTACTGCCTGCCTCATAGCATCAGACAGCATTACTTCCTTCGCCGTAATCTCGTATCCTGTATTAGACGTATTGACGAGATAGTTTATCCCGTCGGCTCTCGTTATGCTCTGGCTGCCCTGAGCCTTTGCGGCTATCGATTCGATGCCGGGCTCCTTTACAGGAACTCCGTAAGTCACCATGCCGGTTGCGGGATCTTTTGTCCCGACGGCATAGTAGAAATTTAGCACATCAAAGTGCTTCTTGTTATTTGCTGTTGCCATATTGTTTCCTCCTTTTGTTGCACTAAAAAAGCATCCTTTTTACAGGACGCCGATTATAATTTACGTACTATACGTTAAAAGCATCAGTCAAGGTCAGAAGAGTATTCCACGTCTAATGCTCCCATGTTTTTCAATTCTTTAACCATTTCCGTTTCAAGCTGTTCAAACAACTGCTGATCGATATCGCCCAAGCTTTCCGGAACCAATGAATAACTGGTATTGTTATATACGAAGCTTATCGATGCGTTCTTTACGAACCATTCTCTTGTAAAATCAATTGAAAGGGCCTTAGCTCTCCATTTTTCAACAAATTGTTTTAGCTCCGCAGGCAGTTCCATGTTATCTCCGTTGTCACTGATTTCTGTTGAACTTATATACCTGCTCCGATGTATCCATTCATATCCAGTCGGAGAATCATCGCATTCAAATTGTTCATAATCATCGATGTTTTTGGTCGGCTTTGTATATGTAACGATTGGAACGCTCGAATCATATGCTGGATCTTCTTCATCAGCTGCCATCATATCCGGCATCGATGCTAAGATTTCGTCATTAAACTCTTCCTGCATTCTGATCATCATGCCGTGCTGATCCGCACCATCAAGTTTCTTAAGTTCTTCGTAGAAAACTTTTTCATACTCATCCTCGAGCATGAGTTCATCGCCATAACATACTGCCTGTGAGATCTTTTGTCTGCTTATGATGTTCATGTGGTTATAAGCTTCATTGAATTTTTTCTCATCAAATTTCATTACTATCACCTCTATTCTAAAGATAATGATAGCATGATTCCTATTGATATAAGTCCCGAAATTTGCTCATACAGAAATCGCGTATAGAGGCTCTGTTTCTATACACGTACTGATATCACTCAAGTTATTTGTAATATCCTGTTTTCCAAAACCCTCTATTATGTTTTTTAGCATATGACTGCGCTTTCTTGAACATTGAAACGTATTGAGTATTTGGAGCTATTGTCATCATTCTGGCGTATCCTATTTTAAGAAGTTTATAATTATAGAATTCTTTCCCGATGTATACATACGCGAGCATTCTTCCATACTTATCTGTCGGGTCTTTTCCCGGTACTATCTTTACGGTTTTACCTGTAAGTCTCTTCTTTGTGTATTTACTGGCAATTTTCCCCTCTTTGCAGTTTCTGCTTGCATCAGGATTTACGCTTTCCGGGGTGTCCACTCCGATCAGTCTTGTTCTGGTATTTTCCCCGTTATACTTAACTATTATAGTATCGCCGTCAACTACTCTTACCACACTGCATTTTTGAGTTGTATATTCTGCTGCATACACTGCCACAGGCATATATAAAGACAAACAAATCAGTACTGTAAACGCTGTGAGTAATGCAATGATTTTAGATGCTTTGGTATTTCTATATGCACACATATATTGCTCCTCTCCGGAATGTCGATATTACATCCATATTATATCACTGCCCTCGCTATTATCTATACTTCCATTTCATATAGAACTTCGTAGAGAGATTCCGATTCTATCCACGTTTCGCTTTTATCATAAAAAATGCCGTAGCTGTCAAGCACGGCTTCAACTTCATCTTCTCTATCCGGCAGCTTCTTATCTGTATAAAGTTCGATATGAAGCACCTTGTTTTTACAATACACCCCGCCATCCGCAGATACATTGTCCGAACTTGGAAGCAGCATCAGAAGGAACGGAGGGTCAGGTGACTCCCCTTCGGCAAAATGATCATACGCGAGCGGGAGCCCCATCTTCTTTATCATCAGTATTATCTCGCTGTGTTCCATCATATCTTCCTTTCAAGTTTCTGTTCGAGGCTTTCAAGGCCCTTCTCCTCGGCCGGCTTTATATGAGGCTGCGCTTTGGTCCTGCCGCCATTACGCATCGCATGACCATATTCAAGAAGATGAGCAAGGCGGTATCCGTTTTTGTCTGCATAGACAGTGTATGTAACCATGCTGCCATCCTCAGATTTCTTCTTGCTTCTCCAGCTTTTTTTGTATTTACCGGTAGCGCCTACCGGCGCATTACTCCTTATATCATTCTTTACTTCATCCGCTGTCTCTTTTACAGCTTCCTTAACGATCTCGGTAGTTTCTTCCGTATACTCAGTAAGCTCATCCATGATCGCATCCGCCAGTTTCTCCGCTTTCATCTTCTCACCTTCCTGCACCTGAACTTGAGCGCTTTCTTCTTATTGCTGAGATGATCGACCGCGAGGATGTCATACAGCTCATCGTTAAGCACTATGCGGTATCCTGTTACATTCACTGACGCGGCTTTCCTGCAGTATCTTACCGTTACCGCCATCTCGCTGTTATCAACGGTCTCCCCTGCTGCCTCCGTCTCGCTGCCGCCTTCTCCCGAAATAGTCGCATTACATTTGTAATAATCTGTCCAGGTATTTACATGATTTCCGTATTCATCGGCATCGACAGTCTGTTTCTGGAACATTACTTTCGTGTTCAGCAGTGCTATATCCATTAGAACCCCGCCTCTCTGCTTCCTGCAAGAAGGCTCCTGAGAGTCAGCATAAGTTCATGGAAGTCAGCTTCTTCCCTGTGTTCATAGCAGTACGCCGCAGTATACATTACGGCTGTCCTGGCATTCGCTGTTTCCGCTAACTTCGCGCTGTCGTCAGTCCTGATGATATCCATGCATATTCGTTCAGCAGATTCCAGAAGATGCCCTATAAGTTCATCGTCATCCGTATAGTCGACGTGAAGATACTGCTTTGCTTCTTCAAGTGTGATCAGCATTAGTGCCTCCTTTTAGTGACCTCAGGGCCGCATATTAGGCTGCGGCCCCTCAGACTAACTTATATATATGTCAGGACTTAAGCAGACTTCATCTGCATTGTCTTAACAGCTTCCGGAAGGATAAGCTTTCCGTCGGTACGTTCTGATGCAAGGAATCCGATCTGACCGTTTGCAGCGTAAAGCTCATTCAGTCTCTTAAATGATCTTCCCTGCCTGTCCGCGATCCAGTAGTATGAGTAATCACCAAACGTCATTACTTTATTACCGGCAGCGACTTCAGGCATGAATGTTGATGTCCTGTAAGCACAGTTAAGTATCGTATCAGGCTCTCCCATCTGTACAGACGGCTGCCATATGTACGAGCCGTTGTTATCCTTAAGCTTCCTGAGAGCACTTACCGTAGTATCGTTAAGTATCCAGGATGCATTCGCCCTGTATGGCGCACGAAGTGAATAGTAGAGATCCATTACATTATCGAAAGTAATGGAAGCTCCGGAAGTTGTGATCCCTACTTCAGCCGATGTTATAAGGCCGGTAGGTTTGCTCTTTCCGTCTCCAGAAATAAAGCCTTCCTCTTCCTTTGTGCCTATCCTTCTTCCGAACTCGTTAGCGATATATGATTCAAGGTCGAATGCATTATCGTTTAAAAGTTCTTCTGAAACCTTGATAGCGGTTCCCAGTTTATATGCACTGAGCGTTACCTGATTGAACTTGTCATCGCTTTCAGGATAAAGGCCGTTCTCGTCCATCCATGCAGCTTCTCCGTGACTGGCAACTACAGGAATCTTTCTATCGCCGCTCTGAGTAGTAATGACCGTCGCGATGCTTCTGAAGAAGTTTGCATCCTGCAGCGCGTCGATGAGCTTTCTTTCGAACTCATCCGGCACAAGGTACCCTCCGTCTGCGTCTGTGCCAATGGTCAGCACATCGTTCACATCATAGAAGCCTTTCTTTCTCAGGCTGTCCCAGAACACTTTCTTGTATTCTGCTGATGCCGTCCCCTTCTTTTCTTCCTTTGGTGCTGTGCCTCCTGGGATGTTGGTTATAGGCTTTGAAGTAGGCTTTGCCATCTCTTCATCGATTGCAGCCTGCTTTTCCAGTCTGTCAATTTCTTTCCCGAGAGCTACAACGTCGGCCTCCATCTTGTCGTAAGTTTCAGCATCTTCTGCTGATACGGTTCCTTCAGGAGACCTTTTTGTTTCAAGGAAAGCCTTAGCAGCCTCCCAGTCCTTGGCTCTCTTTTCTCTAAGTTCTAATATCTGGTTCATTTGTTCCTCCTTAATGGCTGATTATATTCAGCCTTTTTTCAAGCATTTCAAAAGGCACCGCGTCTTCTGCAGCACCTTCAGGCTCTTCTTTCTTTGGTATTAACTTTGACAGCATGGAGTTTGTTACAGCTGCTCTCGAAAACATCATTGCTTCCGGCGGCTCCATGCTCTGACCCGCATCAAACAGAATGTCGTCAGCGAAACCCATCTCCTTTGCCTTTGATGCGTTGAGCCAGGTCTCTGCGTCCATGAGATGCGATATCTTTGCTCTGCTCATGCCGGTCTTTATCTCATATGCATTCATGATGGATTCTTTTACTTCATCAAGCATGGCTATTGCTTTCTGCATTTCCGCTGAATCACCAATTGCTATTGTTGCCGGGTTATGGATCATCATCATAGCGACTGGGCTCATATATACATCTGTACCTGCCATTGCGATGACTGATGCTGCCGACGCTGCCAGGCTATCTATCTTGACAGTTACGTCATGCGGATAGTCCATCAGCATGTTATATATCTGTGCTGCCGCAAACACATCGCCTCCGGGGCTGTTGATCCAGACAGTGATATTGCCATCCCCGCTTTCAAGTTCGTCCCGGAACGTTTTCGGCGTTACTTCATCGCCGTACCATGTCTCATCAGATATCTGACCGTCAAGGTAAAGCGTCCTGTCAGATCCGAAAGCATCACCGTCTTCGTTCCTGATCCAATTCCAGAATTTATTCTTCATTCTTTATCTCCTCCCGCCGCAAATATACCGGCGTCTTTTAATTTGGTCATATTGCCATTAACTAATACTAGGTCTCCGCCTTCTTCAGTCGGAATAGGATTCATGTCTTCAAGCTCCCTTATATCGTTTGCTGACATCCAGCCATTCTGCCTGGCTGTGGCATACCCGCTCATCCTGCTCTGGTAGTCGCCTCTCATTAGTCCGTCAACATTAAGCTTTATGAAATACTGCTGCTTTTCGCCCTTAGAAAAAAGCGCCCTCATCAGGCTCTGCTCCCATCTTATGACCCAGGGGTCAAGCGTGTACTTTACGAACTCAAGTGACTGCTGCTCTATATTTGAGAACGACGACTTCTCGAGATCTCCTATCATGTGAGGCGGGATCCTGTAAAGCCTCGCTATCTCATCGATCTGGAACTTTCTCGTTTCAAGGAACTGCGCGTCTTCCGGCGCGATCCCTATCTGCTGATATTTCATTCCTTCTTCTAAGACAGCGACCTTATGTGCATTACCAGACCCTTTATATACTTCGTTCCATGACTCCCGGACTTTTGCAGGGTCCTTTAGAATGCCTGGGTGCTCAAGCACGCCGCCGGGGTTCGCCCCATTTGCAAAGAAACTGGCCCCATATTCCTCGCAGGCTATCGTCATTCCGACAGCATTCTTAGCCATTGCTATAGGCGAATATCCAACAAGCCCATCAAACCCCAGCCCCGGGATGTGAAGTACATCTTCTCTTCTTAGGATTACATTTCCATGCCTCTTAAAGTTTGGGTTCTCATCAGTGGTCCTTGTATAGATATAGAAGATCTCGCCGTTTTCATCACGGTCGACTTCCATTTTGTCGGGAAGCAGCGGATAGAGCGATGTAACTCTTCCTGCACCGTCACGTATGATCTGCGCATAGGCGTTGCCCCAAATAAGGAGATGGCTCATTAGAGTTTCTCTGAATACGAATGAGGTCATCTCGGGATTAGGTTCGTCATGCAGTATGTGGTACAAAGGATGATCGTAAACCCGCTCCTTTGCGGTACCGTTATATCTATATATGTAAAGCGGAAGCGATGCTATCGCCTCCGACAGGATCCTTACGCATGAATACACTGCCGTAGTCTGCATGGCGCTGTATTCCGTTACCTGCTTTCCGCTTGTAGTAGGTCCGAACAGATATGTTCTGTCTGAACCCGTATAGAAATTCTTGGGCTCGTCTCTCGATTTAAACAGCCCCTTAAATGGATTCATGTGATCGCGCTCCTTTCATTCCACGAAAAAAGCATCTCCGAAAAGATGCTTATTTTACACGAATTGTTCTAATATTAATTATTTTTTATGATTTTTGCAGGCTTTACAGATGTCTCTCCAGTCTTTCTATACTCATTTCTTAGACCTGAATATATATGCATTTAACGTATTATTTTACTAACACCGACTTGCCTCAAGTCATAGTTGTTTGCCATATGGTCTTCAATATATTTCAGATCAGTTTCCCATGCGCATATTGCACTGGACATGTCAGCCGATTTTCTCTTTTTGTTTAGCATACAAAGCATTGATAATAATTCAATTACTTGATTGGTAGTAACAAGTCCTCGTTCAATTAAAACTTCAAGCTTAAATTGGCGTTCATTTTTAGACAACCCATTTTTCGCTTCAACTGTATAACCATATCTATGTACTATTGATTCCGGGTTTAACGAATTGAAATCACTATCATAGTATTCTTCACCTTTGTGATAAGTTGAATTGTCAATAATCGGGCAGTCAATAAAGCCACTATTATTCAATCTATTAAAAACATCTGTTGTCATAAAATATGTTTCGCATTTTCGACAATAATGCGCAACTGCCTTTTCATATCTCATTTGTCGGTTGGAATCTAATATTGGAACAATGATTCTTATATCCTCAGTATCATGATCACCACTAGAACATTTACTTCTGCCTTTCACTACAATATCATGTGCTGTAATAAAGTGATTACTTCTTCTGCTGTAACGTTCTCGATATAAAGTAAACTCATCTTCAAATACATAATTAACCTTTAGGATTGAATTGTTTGTGATATCGTAAATGCAAACGTATAGTTTATCGTCCTTGTAAAATTTAATATTTGAATCAATTGATACTATCATGTTCGCTGGATGATCACGCCTAATTTTGCATTCTTTGTACATCGGCCGTGCAAGCTTAAATGAATTGTTACGTTCAAATAGTACATATTTTAATTGCAATTGACATTCTTCATTTGCATTAATATCTAGCCTAATTGCATTTTCTTCTTTAAGTCCATTTCTTAGTACCGTAATATCAACACTAAACTGCGAACACATATAATTATTCCTCTCGTGTAATAATATACTAGATGCTTATTATATCACAACTAGACCTCTTCCATCGTAGACAGATTCCGAAGTTTCATTCCCGCACCTTATGGCACGGTCGAGTGCCATGACTGTTGCAACAGCGCCATCGATTTTTTCAGTTGATTTTGCCTTATCCATTTTGATGTTCCCTACAGGATCCGTCCTTTTGTTCCTATATTAATTATTCTTTATATATCTGGTTGCACGTCCTGCCCCGATCTTTTTTATATGTCCTTCTTTTATCATGCGCCCTAGAACAGCTTCGACTGTCGTAGGACTTACATCAGGTAGGATTTTGCATATTTCATTTTTCGATATAGGCGCAATACTTCCAAGGACCGTAGCCTCTATTCTGGCATTTTTTGTGATCTTCTTTCCATTTACAATGGCGAATCTCTTATCCAGTTCCTTATAGCACATGTATAGCGTCTGCAGGTAATTTACCATGAACGGTCCGTAGTCGTTTTGGTTCTCATACCATCCTCCTGATGACTGCTTCAACGCTTCATAGTACTGCGGCTTGAATTTATTTATCTGCTCTTCGAATGATATATATTTGCCTACATCGTACCCGTTTTTATACATAAGAAGGAGTGAAAGGAGTCTTGATATCCTTCCGTTTCCGTCTCTGAACGGATGTATGCAGAGAAAGTCCAGTATGACGCATGGGATTAGGAGTAACTGATTTACTCCTGCATCATCACGTGCTTCTTTATATGCTAATATGAACTGTTCCATTGCTGCTTCTGTTTCAGAAGCTGGTACAGGCCTGAAGCGCACCGAACGCGTTCCGCTGCTGTCTATTTCAAGTATGACGTTATCGTCTGTTTTGAATCTTCCACCGAACTCATATGATGTATATGACATCATGATTTCATGAAGCCTTAGTATAGTTGATTCACTAAGATCCATATCATTATATCCAAGATGCACAGCATTTAATGCATCTCTGTATCCTGCTATCTCCTGCTCGTCATGGCTTAGAGGTGCGCTGCTTTCATTTACAATAGCAGCAATCCTACTGTCACTTGTTACAATGCCTTCTATTTCATTTGAACTTTTTACTGACTGTACTTTCGCAACTTTTTCAAGTTCAGTGAATATCTCACTGTAGCTGTCCTCGCGGGTATCGGACATTGTCCTAAGAGAATATATGCTTGCAGTTATCGATACAAGAGATGCCGGCAGCTTCCCATCTATCAAAAATGAATAATCGAATTTCTTCATAATCTGCATCCTTTCTGCATATATTTATACCATTTTATATGCAGAAAAGCAAGATTATATGCATCAAATACGACTCTATCTGCATATATATTTGCATTTTATATGCAGATAATTTATATCACAACTAATCCTCTGTCATCATAGACAGATTCGGATGTATCATTCCCGCACCTTATAGCACGGTCAAGCGCCATGACTGTTGCAACGGCACCATCAATCTTTTCTGTTGATTTTGCTTTATCCATTTTTATGTTCCCGGCAGGATCCGTCCTTATGAAGATGTTATCCATCATCCATCGAAGAACAGGATGCCCGCCGTGCGCTATTCTCTTTTCAAGTGTCAGCTTCATCAGTTCTTTTGTCGGAGGAGACATTGAAGCAAAGCCCTGACCGAACGGTACGACCGCAAACCCCATACCCTCAAGATTCTGTACCATCTGTACCGCTCCCCAGCGGTCAAATGCAATTTCGCGGATGTTGAACCGCTCGCCAAGGCTTTCTATGAATTTTTCAATGTAACCATAGTGAACTACGTTTCCTTCTGTCGTCTCCATAAACCCTTTCTTTATCCAGGTGTCATATGGCACATGGTCACGCATTACCCTAAGATCCACATTATCTTCGGGTATCCAGAAATACGGGAGCACAATATATTTGTCCTCGTCGTTTTCCGGAGGGAAAACAAGTACAAATGCTGTAATATCTGTAGTAGATGATAAGTCGAGACCTCCGTAACATATTCTGCCTTCAAGAGACTTCTCATCAACAGAAAACTCGCAGGCATCCCATTTATCCATTGGCATCCAGCGGACCGACTGCTTTACCCACTGATCGAGTCTTAGCTGCCTGAATGCATTCTCTTCTCCTGGGTTCTGCTTTGCTGATTCACATGCAGCTTCAACTTTATCTATCCCAATTGTAATGCCAAGAGAAGGATTGGCTTTCTTCCATACTTCCGGATCAGTCCAGTCGTCATTTACATCAGCGCCATATATTACAGGGTAGAATGTAGGATCTACCTTTCTACCTTCCAGTATGTCCTTTGCTTTCTGATGCGTCTCATAACATATAGAATTGGTGTCGCTTCCAGCTGTAGTTATGAGGAAGTATAGAGGCTGCATCCTTGCATCTCCGGAGCCCTTTGTCATTACATCAAACAGTTTCCTGTTCGGCTGCGTGTGAAGTTCATCGAATACAACACCGTGAATATTGAAGCCGTGCTTGGAATATGCTTCTGCCGATAATACCTGATAGAAACTGTTCGTCGGCTGGTAAATTATCCGCTTCTGCGATGCCAGTATCTTGACCCTCTTTGCAAGCGCAGGACACATCTTTACCATGTCTGCTGCCACATCAAATACAATAGCAGCCTGCTGCCTGTCTGCAGCGCATCCATACACTTCAGCGCGCTGTTCATTATCCCCGCAGCAGAGGAGAAGCGCTACCGCCGCAGCAAGCTCACTCTTCCCATTTTTCTTACTGATCTCAATATATGCAGTGTTGAACTGCCTGTATCCATTAGGCTTTAGGATTCCAAAGATATCTCGCACGATTCTTTCCTGCCAGTCGATAAGCTCAAACGGCTTTCCGGCCCAGGTTCCTTTGGTGTGACAGAGGCATTCTATAAAACCGACAGCATAATCGGCAGCATCTTCGTTATATGAAGATTTCTCTGCCATGAACTTTGTCGGTCTATATTCCTTAAGCTTTCTCAATCATTTCACCCCAATAAAAATAGCAGCCGCAGCTGCTGCACGACCAAAAGAGCATCTTAGCTCTTCTGGCAATCTTTAGTTGTATTCTTTCATAAGTATCGCGAGCGCCGCTTTCGCTTCGTATGTCTCAGGCTTCATGTCCCAACCGCGATCGTAATTTGCGAGGAACTTACTTCCTTGTTTCAGTGTTAGCTTTGATATCCTGCCTTCATCTATCCCATAGACGCTGGACCCGTCATAGTATTTGACCGAGTAGTGGATGATGCAGCTTCCGATTTTCATTGCTCCTTCGCTGTGCATGTCTTTCTCCTTATCTTTTCACCGTCGTCATGAACTCTGCGTCCTTGATTTCGTAGTTTTCGAATCCGCCTGCCTTAAGGTAATCTTCGACCTGCTTCTTTGCCTGGCTTGCGCTGCAGGTCATCACCATGAAGTCCTCTGTAACCGCCATCGGAAGCGATTCCGGCTCGACCGACTCTCCGCCAAAGTTTACTGTGACCTTGTAGCAGTGTCCTGTTTCTGCCGTGATTCCGAATGCCTTGTTAGCTTCTTCTTTCTCCTCCTGCGCTGCGAAGTAGTCGAAGTCTGAAATGGTAATCCCGAGGGCTCTCATCTTTGCGCCTTCAATTGTGATCTTTTCTATGCTTGCTGCGTATCCTGCTCCGCAGGTCTCCGCAGTGCTCCATGTAAGGCTTAAGATTTTCTCGGCTGCTTCTTTCTTCGCTTCTTCGAATCTTGCTGTTGCTTCGTAAAGCTGCTTCTGGAGTTCGTCTCTGTATTCTTTCATGTTCTCTGTCATTTTGGTTCCGTCCTTTCTCTTTGTTAATGTTCTCTTTTGGTATGTACATTAACGCTCTGAAAGGTACATATATCAAGCTATTTCAGAGTCTTTTTATGTATTTCTCTATCAATATACCAGCGTGCTTTTTCAAGGTCCTCGACGTATTTCCCCGGATCCTTTTTGCCGGCACGCGATATGTATTTCACGGCATTTCCAAGTGAGTAGCTGAGCCCTTTAGCTTCGATAAAATCGATTGTCTCTATTCCGCCATCACAGTAATGGTCAGGATGGTTTATGCTATCTCCCATATCAGTCTGCCTCTCCGGTTATGATGAAGTTCACATATTCCTTACGGCTATCCTCGAGATAGTTCACGAGCTCATATAGATTCATTTCGAAGGCAATGCGCTGCACTGCATTTGTATCAAACATATTCGTTCTGCCGGTATCTCTCACCTGCAGGATTTGCTCTTTCACTTTTTCATTCATTTCGTTTTCTCCTGTATGATTTTTATAACGTCTTCTCCCGGTATTACATTGAGGCTTGACCCATTATTCCAGGAAACCATTATGTCTCCAATATCATCTATGCCTGTAATAGTTCCGGTTGTACCTGCTGGAGGCGCCTGCGGATCATTCATTGAAATAAGCTCAACCCTTGTTCCTGCAGGATACATGCTTCTTAACGCAGAAACCATTTCTCTATTTGCTATCTTCATGTTTTGCTCCTCCCTTGAATGCGGATGAACCGCTGAGGTTCTTTAGAAGAATCTTCCTGTCTGCCTTGAACTCATCACCGATGAAGCCGAGCCTTAAAAGAAAACACCGGAATGCGTACTTTTCGTTTTCCACTTCATGGTCGCGTCCGGTGATTCTATTACTCTCTATTGCTACAGCTGCAAGTTTTGATATGAAATGCAGATATGCGTTTGACTCTTCAGGGCTTACGTCAGCTCTAAACCAAGGGAACGATACCTTCTCTCCTCCGACTTCGATCGGAAGGCTGCTGGCTCCTACGGCTTTCTTTATGAGGCTTTCCTTACTGTTTGTAAGGGCCTTAAGCTTTGCAATGTCATTCTCCTTAAACATTGTTCTTGGAAGCTGCACCACCAGGCCGTCCACCTGACCCGTTTCCTTTGGAGTAAAGCCCCTTTCCATCAGACGCTCTGTAAGAAGCTCGAGCTTGCTGTTATCATCGCAGGAAATCGTGCCTTCCTTGTCTACTGTGTAGCTTCCGACCTTATATGCGCATGATGGCATTCCAAGGTAGCTGCTCTTTTCTCCTGTGATCTCGCTGATGCATTTAACCAGATCTTTTCTTTCTGTGCTTTCTTCGAATCTTATTTTCATGTCTTGTACCTCCTTTTTGGTATGTACATTAACGCTCTGAAAGCACATAATATCAAGCTAATTCTGCAGCCTCTTTGTAAGTATATTTCTTTCCGCCGCGAACTACATATACATCTTCTGAAGATCCCGTCTGCTCTATCATGCGGCTCACTACTACGTCGCAGAACTTCTCATCAAGTTCGATCCCGTAGCAGATTCTGTCCGTCTGCTCGCAGGCGACCATGGTACTGCCGGACCCTATGAACGGATCCAGAACGATGCATCCGCTCATTGAAGAATTAACGATAGGATATGCGAGAAGTGGTACCGGCTTCATCGTAGGATGATCGGTATTCTTCTTCGGTTTATCGTATTCCCAGATAGTAGATTCCTTTCTACCGCTGAACCATTTATGCTTTCCTTTCTTCTTCCAGCCATAAAGGATCGGTTCGTGCTGCCACTGATATGGAGACCTGCCAAGAACTAAGCTCTGCTTCTTCCATATGCAGCAGCCTGAAAGATAAAAGCCTGCATCCTGAAAAGCTTTCCTGAAGTTCAGTCCTTCGGTGTCAGCATGGAACACGTATATGCTTGCATCATCCTCCATTACCTTTTCAGTATTAGTGAATGCATCAAGCAGGAACTGATAGAACTTACTGCTCCCCATGTTGTCGTTTTTGATCTTTCCTGCGCTGCCTTCATAGTCGACGTTGTACGGAGGATCCGTTACGACGAGATTTGCCTTGCTACTGTCCATAAGTGCTTCGTATATTTCCTGTTTGGTGCTGTCACCGCAGATCAGGCGATGCTTTCCTATGAGCCACAGATCTCCAAGCTGCGTTACTGCTGGCTTCTTCAGTTCTTCCTCCACATCGAAGTCATCGTCCTGAATGTCATCATCAGTTAATAGCTTATTGATCTCGCTATCATCAAATCCAAGAAGGGTGACATCAAAGTCTACGCCCTGAAGATCTGAAAGTTCAACCGCCAGCATATCTTCATCCCAGCCGGCATTTAGTGCCAGCCTGTTGTCCGCGAGGATGTACGCTTTCTTCTGAGCGTCTGTAAGATTTTCCGCGAACACACATGGTACGGTTTTGTATCCTTCAAGCTTTGCAGCTTCGATCCTGCCGTGGCCCACGATGATGTTGTAATCTGCATCTATTACTGCAGGCGATACGAACCCGAACTCACGAAGAGAAGATCTAAGCTGTGCTATCTGATCCTTGTTATGAGTTCTGGCATTTCTTGCATAAGGAATCAGCTTATCAATATCCACCTGTTCAAATTTCTTTGTATCCATTACTTACCTTTCCTTGACCGAAGCAGTTGCTCCATCATATCGTCCTGCGGGTTTCCCGTGAACGCAGCAGTGCAGTTCTGCTTTACAATGTCGTATATTTCATACCAGAGCAGATTTGCCTGCTTCTGAAACGACTGACTCATCTGTACAAACGGACTTGTTATAGCGCCGCCTGTCGTTGGGTGCTTTCCAAGAAGTCCGTATGTGCTTATAGCGTCCTCGCACTGTATATATCTTGCGAAGCTTTGCGCATATCCTTCAATTAGTCTGTTACTCACGAACTTTTCGCAGCCACGTTCTTCAAGCCACTTCCATGTTTCTCTATATATCTCATCCGCGCCGAGCGGTTTACCGTCACGCTGCTTTGCTGATAGGTATCTGCTCGGGTCCGGCATGTCGCTCCCTTCAAGATCAGCTGGTTCTCCAATGCTGCCAGCTTCGAGCTCTGTCACAGGAAGTTCCATGATCGTAGCCGGTTTTCCTTTACTGATCTTATCCGCCAGAGCCTCCGGTTTATCGCCTGCTCTGACTCTTCTGCCTCCCCTGTTCGTCATATCTTTCGCCAAATTATCACCTCAATTCCTTAAATCCCCCGTTTGAACCGGGATTTTTGTACGCGTGACCCCGCACCGTTGCCCGGTTCCAGCCATTTTAGAGATCTTACCCGCCCCTGGGGGTCAGCGTCTTATTTTTCTGTCTCCTAGCTCGATATGCATCTTCGTATGGCATGACTGACAAAGACTCATAAGGTTCGAAGGATCATTCGTCCCGCCTTGTGATACAGGAATGATGTGGTGCACCTCCTGCATGAGTGTTGCACGCCCTTCGCTGAGGCACCGTTCGCACAGAGGATGCTCCCTTGCGTACTTGTCACGTATCCTTTTCCATGAACGCCCGTATATCTTGTTTACGTCTTTGCTGCGCTCATACCTGTTGTACTGTTTGTCCGTGAGTTTCTTATGCTCCTCGCAGTACCTACCTTCACATAACTTCGGGCATCCGGGATAAGAACATGGACTTAGCGGTTTCCTAGGCATTACCACTCGCACCTCCCGCTATAATATTTGTCTGCTATGTCCATCTGTCGGTCTGATGGCAGGCACCGCAAAAGTTCTTTGCTGTGTTCTCTTGACTCCCGCGCCTCTTCTTTGGTTCTATAGAATGCACATGCTGTGCCGTCACACCGGCAAGCCCTTATTACCCTGCACACTTTTGCACTATCTGCTGCAAAACATTTTTCCATATTGATTCCCTCCAATAGAAAAACCTCCGGGGATTTTACTCCTCGAAGGTTTATCATCTTTTTCGTCAGTATAATACTATCACAAACTCGAACTCTCATTTACTCTCATTTACTCTTATCAGGCATGATTCTGTATATTTCTTTTAATGCTACGCTATGGAGATGGAATACATGCTGCACGCTGTAATACATATCAGTTGCTATCTGTTCCCAGCCTTCAAAACAAAGGTATCTCTTTTCAAGCAGCGTTTGGCATTCCGGGTTCTTCACTTTTTTTATTACTTCTGTGATTTCCTTCTTGAGGTCCACCAGTTCATCTATGTCATGATTGATTTCATTTTCAAGCTCAATGATCTTTATTATCACGTCCTCCATGCTGTGGGTGTTCTTGGTATTACTGACCGGCGCATCATTAAGCGTTGCAGTAGCCTTTGTCGCAAGTGCGTGCAGCGATTCTGTCTGCATTATTTTACTATCGATTCGCTGGTCAATGTGATAAGCCTGACCCAGGTATTCTTTTGCTGTCATATGTATTCCCTCCTGATCTTCTCCATGATCACATTACCGTCGCATCCAGTAAGTTCATAGAACCACTGTGAACGGAAGAACTTTTCAACTTCGATTATCTCTACTGACCTTGCTCTTCCTGGATATCTTTTCTCTCTGCATAAAAGGCTCCTGTAATCCTTTGCAGCTCTTACCACTATTGCCGTTGCAAGCCTTTGGTAAGGATCTTCGTTTTCGTATATCATGGTATAACCTCCAATCGATATATCTTTTTCCGCTAAGCTTATGTTTTCATCCTGTGCTGCAAAGCTGCGTCGTATCATTGATTAGTGCAGGAGGCCGTTAAGCACGGCCTGCACCTCGTCCACCGAGCGGACGACTGTCGCCGTCCCTCCGGCCGCGAGGATTTTTCTGATGGTCGCTTCCTGGAGCTTTGTAGGCTTGCCTTCTTCCGTCTTCACTTCGAATCCATAGAAGTGACCATCGACGCAGGCAATTATATCCGGGATGCCTGCCGTCCCATACATTCCGCCATGCTCCTTCCAGGCAAAGCAGCGCGGCACCGTCTTAAGGTACCTCATTATCCTTTTTACTATGTCCGATTCTGACATTTTTTACCACCTATCTTTCAATGTGTTCCGAAAGAATCGCCATTTTTCAATGGTTGGAACACATAGAACACGAGAAATCCTATTATACTGACTTTTTAATTACAAAAAAACACGTATATGCATATTTTTTTTGTATATATATAGAGAGTTAGAAAAGTCGTGTTCCATGTGTTCCGAATGGCTTGAATTTCCTTCCGTATATGGCGCACCTAGCCGCTGCAGCCGTTGCAAATGCTTCATCCCAGCATTTCTCCAAGTTTTATTCCGTTAAGAACACGTCTGCCGCCCAATCTGTCGATGTCGCGTTCCACATCGCTGCACGCGGAAAGAATCTGCTGCACGAACGTCTTCTGGGAATACGGCTTAAGCCCGCACTCATCGCAGTAGCTCTTATACGCGCGGAACAGCTCCGTCGACCCTGTGGCAGACGAAGGATCGAGTTCGCAGTACTCTTTTACGAATGAAAGCACCGAGTCCGACTCTTCCCTGTACTGCTGGAGCTCCGTTCTGTTGACCTGTGTTTCCGAGAAGCGAAAATCGTTGTTCATAAGTATCCTGAGACCTTCCAGAGCAAACAGAAAGATGCCGTCTGATTCCATGCGGAATTTATCCAGGAGCCCGGGATCGCGTTTTTCAGGCGGCACGGTATGACTGAATCGTATGATGATGAGCCTCCTGTAAAAGCCCTCCGACCTGTCCCCGTAGTTCCTCGGTATGCTGTTGCATGAGAACAGCAGCCTCGCACTCGACTGGAAAGAAAACGGATTCCTGTTCTTCTTCTCTACAGTGAGGTAATCCTCGCCTACGAGCGCCTTGAATATCCCGTTGTCGTCAATGTTCTTCGTGGGAAGGTCAGCGAAAATGTTAGCCAACTTGCCGAAAAGCTCCGCCGGCTTGAATCTTTCGTTCAGCGCCTGCCATGACACGTTCGACACATTCTGCTTCCCGAGAAGCACCTCGTTCAGGACCCTTAGAAGCACTGACTTTCCAGCTCCTGCTGCTCCTACTATGACGAAGCACTTCTGGGCTGCGTTCACCGGTATGAGGAAATACCCCATCATCTCCTGGATGAGTTTCACCTGGTCCATATCGCCGTCCATAGATTCCTCGAGGAACTTCTTGAACATTGGGCAGTCCGCCGTTTTGTCATAGGTAACGGCAAGCTGCACCGTCGAGAAGTATTCCGGCGTATGTTCTGTAAGAGTATCTTCAAGCACGTTGTAAAGTCCGTTCCTCACATTGATGATGTAAGGATTGGAGTTCAGCTCCCGTATATCCTTCTGCACTTTTAGCCGCCACTGCTTCTCCGCGTCCATTATCTGATTCATCTTTGTCTCGCGTACCAGCATCTTATCCTGCACGAGTTTCTGCGCTTCCATATCACTCATCTCGGAATAAACACCTCCGCTGTATCCGAAATGCTGCTCTGCCGCGTAAAACACCTTCTCTGTATCTGCCATATTCTGAGCAAGGACCCCCGGAAGAAACCTGAGCCCTCCGTTCTCCATAGGCTCGTACCAGTCCGGAAGCGATGCTCCGGCCTTTGCTTTTTTCGCGGCTTTTCCAGCCTTGAACGCGCGACTCACATCTTTATATACGGCTTTCAGCGATTTCAGGAACGACGCCTTAAGTTTTAAGTGGTCACGCAGCGCGACATCGATGATCACGTCTGCTATCACCACATCCTGGTTATATAAGTAGTCACGCACGAATTTCTCTGCCATCTGAAGGTCCTCTATAGCGTTTCCTTTGCATGGGATATCCGAGATGATATCCTGCAGGACGTCAGCGCTAAGAGGCAGGTAGCAGAGAGCCGCGGGCGACCTTACCTGGCACTCGCCCTTTTCGAATTTCGGGCATTTGTACCCTTTCTCGCAGATGGTGCTGCAGTTGATGGGACCTGTACCGCTCTCCAAAAAATGGTTTATCTTTTTCTGCGTCACCGATTCGCTGTAACCTGGATACGGAGCGGAAAGCTCGTGTATCTTTTTCGTACCGCCGTCGAAAGATGCGAGGTTCGTTACCATTGCGTACCAGTCGTGCTCAGAAAGGTCTGCTGCATCTGTCCTGCAGTGCCTAAGAAAGTCGCAGCTACGCATTACGATGTCCAGGCCCTTCTGCGTGCCGTTTTTCTTTTCCGGCGACTTTTCATCTGCTTCCGGTAGTAGCTCTGACAGCTGATCCTGCGTGTACTTAAGCTCCGGATGGAAACTTATGCACTCCACCATGACCCTCTTATCCGTCTTACAATGATAGAACCCCGGGAGTCTCATAACCCTGGATTCATTGACGCACATTGGATCCCCGCCGAACATCTTTACAAGCTGTTTCTGCACGGTGCGGAAACGCTCCACTTTTGCTGTGCCGTCCATAAAATAATATGTGTGGAGTGATTTCTGCGTCCTTACTATCATGGAAGGCCGGAGCGGAAATGCATCGATCTTAGCCTGTTGCTCCTCAAATGTCCCGCCGTCCATTTCGAAGAACTGGGCGTTTATCCTCGTAATCGACTGATCGTTCTGCCCGCCGTAATTCACGACGAAGAACACTCCGCGGTCCTGCTCGTTGTGCTTATTTAAGTCTCCCTCTATGGTCTTGTATTTTCCGCATTCGCACTGCAGGTTCTGTCCGCGGAACATGCCGCGCTTCTTGTCATCGAAAACACGAAAGCATACGGTATCTGCCGGGTTGAAAAGGCTGCCAAGGATGTCGGCCGCTGTAATATTGATCATGCTTCTGCCTCCTCGATCTTGAAATAACGGACGGGTATATGAAGACGTTTTGCTTCCGAGATCTCCTGCTTCATGCCTTCTGACACTATGCCGCCTCTTGTGAAGCACCACACTTCATCGCATAAAGCGAGAAGCGCGAGTCCGAACATGCAGCAAAGCTCTCTCTGCCCGGGGTCGCTATCATTGAATCCCATTGCGGGATACATGAGATGGCTCGCTATAGGCATCCTGCCTTTTGAAGCAGCATATCGGCATGCCATCGCGGCATCCGCTGCATTCTTGCCCTTGTCGCCTGCGTAGCGCGAAGCAATGTAAACCTTCGGCCTTGTCTTCATCTCATGCTGCCTCCGCCAGACGCGTTTACGCTCTATGCGGTATTCTTTCATCATATTTCCTATTGCCTGCCCGGCCGTAGGGTCGGCGTAGCCTTCAGAATTTCTATACATGCTTAGTCCTCCAGTTCTTCAAGTGTCCCGAATGTCCTGCCCGCTGACGCTTCAGCAGCAAGCGGTATATCGAACTCCAGAAACGGCTGCGGTTCCATACAGGACCTTATGTAGTCCGCAGCTTCTTTGAGCCTTGCTTCCGGGACGATAAATGTAAGTTCGTCATGTATCTGCAGGATTGGCTTAAGCCACGAGCGCTCCGGCAGACCTTTTAGTATCCTGCCAAGCGACAGTTTTAAGATATCCGCCGCAGTACCCTGGATCGGAGTGTTCATGCTGCAACGCTCTGCAAACGACTTCTTTCCCCAGTCATCAGATTTGATGCCGGGGAGATACCGCCTTCTTCCGAGCCATGTCTCCGAATACATCCTTCTCGCAGCCTCCGCTTTCGTTTCCTCTTGCCATGTGACAAGCCCGGGATAACCCGCTTTCAGATTCTCTATGATCTCCTCACATTCCCTGACTGATTTATCAACCCCCGCCTTGAACCTTAGCGTCCGCTGCAGGCCTCGAGGGAACAATCCATAAAACGTGCCGAAATTCACATTCTTAGCTATCGTCCTGCGCTCCTTGTATCCCGGAGCGTTCTTGTCTTTCGCCTGCTCATACGGGACCGAGAATATGACGCTCGTCGTCGCGGCATGTATGTCGCCGCCGGACTTATATGTATCCATCATGATACGGTCGCGGCAGTAAAATGCTCCAACTCTAAGCTCTATCTGGCTGTAGTCGCAGCTTATGATGAGATGTCCCTCCGGCGCTCTTATGAAATTCCTTACGCCTATTGGGTCGTTGCTCTTCCTGGGCATGTTCTGCAGGTTCGGCCTGCTGCATGAAAATCTCCCGGTATCCGTGCTGAGCGAATAGAAGCTGGGATGTATGCAGCCTGTCGCAGGATCAAGATATTTTAGGTATCCCGTGATATATGTGCTCGAGATCTTGTTCCATCTGCGGTATTCCTGTACGAGTTCGAAAAGCCTTGAAAGCTCCGGTCGGTTCGCGTCGCACCATTCTTTTAGCTGTATCATTACCGCGTCGTCAGCTGCAGCGCGGCTCGTCATCGTCGTCTTCATAACGGGAAGACGCAGATCCTGGAACAGGTACTTTTTGAAAGCATTCGTGGAGCAGTTGCTGCCGATGTCGATGCCTCCTATATAGAAATGTATCTCGCGGCGTATCCTGTCCATCTCGCGCTCCGCCTCTTCTTTTCGCTCATCCATAAGACCGGTATCGACCGGCACTCCGTTATATTTCATGAGTCCAAGGTAGACAGATGTCGGGGATTCTATGTTCTCTACGATCCATCTGTGCCTTGGAAGATACTTATCGAACCAGGCATTAAACAGGTAATATAGCTGCAGCGCTTTGTCCGAGTCTTCGCAGCTGTAGCGTATGGTCTCCTGAGCCTCTGGATCCAGTTCATCGAAATACCTGCCAGACGTCACATCGCTGAACGACGGCATCACGTCATGTAGCAGTTCTTCTGACAGTTTCTTAAGGCCAGAGTCCTGCAGCCTGCGGAACTCAGTACCGGTCTTAAGCGTCATCTGACTTGCGGCGATAGTGTCGTAGACAGGTTCCTGGATCACGATTCCGTATTTATATGAGAACATCGACTCGAATGACAGGTTATGCGCGATTTTTACGATGAACGTATCCGTTAGAAATTTCTCAAGGAACCGCGTGAACTCTTCCCTGCTGATATTTATCCCTGTTTTATGCGCGACCGGGATCTCTATGCCAGTCCCCGGTCTTACGCTTATGCTCATCGTGCAAATGTGGCTCTTTGCAGGATCGAGCGCAGCCTTGTCATCATCACGGTACTCATCATCTGGCGATGTCTCATAGTCGAACGCTGCGACTTTGGCATTTCCGATATAAGCTAGTATCTCGGCTTCTGTCGTCACGCATTTATATTCTTTTTTATCTTTCATATGAAATGATCTCCTTATGCGAAAATCTCCGGGAGAGAACAAGCCCTCTCCCGAAGAATATCGTTACTACTGTCTTACTTAAGAGGTTCGATGATCTCACCTGTCTCTTCATCCACGAACGGCGTCTCATCGCTACCTGCAAGCGATGCAAGAGTGAGCCCCGCGGCATAGCTTTTCACTTGACCAACCATACTGCCGACAGCCGCAGTCTCCTGGCTGTCCAGCATACGTTCGAATGAGAAAGCCGCCTGTGAGTACGCGATGCCCGATACGCTCGTCGCTTTCTTTAGCGATATACGTGTCACAATACGCGAAAGTTTCCTGCCCTTAGAGAGCTGACGCTTTACATATTTCGTGAACTCTTTAAGCGATCCTGTCGGAAGTGACAGCACCATTGGGAAAAGTTCGTTCTCCATCAGGATGTATATCATGCGGCGGTTTTTGCAGGCTTTGCTCTGCCCTTCACCGCTTCCGAACCTGTTGTACGGACACGAGGCACACTTTCCGCCCGGACTTCCTGTACCGTTTACTCCGTCAAATGATCCGCAGTCGGGAGGGTTCGATCCGCCGTTGTATTTCTCCGTGTAATATGCATAAGCCGGATGGTGCAGCAGGATAACTCCGCTGATCTCCTTTACCATCTCAGTTTCGTCCCCGTCTCCCGGCACTTCGAAAGCAGTGCTTCCGCCTGCTGGTATCTTGATGCGGTCGAACGTAAGATCAAGACCCGCAAGGTCTTCAGCTGCATTTTCCAGGGCGTCGCTGCCCTTAAGAGCGGCAAAACCGCTGGTTTCCATAAGCTCGTTATTCTTTTTTGTATCTGACATCTATGTGTCCTCCATCTTATCCAAATAAATAATTGTTTTTTGTTTCTCAGCCTTTGCGTACGCCGACCGATACTTTCTCGAATACTGAGATCACGTCGGACAGCCACGAAGGTACTTCGTCGTTGTTCTCTGCTTTCTGTTCCTTTACGAAACTCGAAAGAGTATTGGCGTTGACCGTTTCCACCACAATGCTGCCATATCCATTATCCTTAAGCGACTGCATGAGTTCGTCTTTTCGGCCTGACGCAGGTGATGCGAACAGCCGTGAGTTCAGATAGAACGTGTTTCCGTTCCGTGAAAAACGCTCCACTTCTGACTCTGCCATCGCGTCTGACAGTGCGAGATCGAGTTCATTTATCTCAGCTTCGGCAGCTTTTAGCTGCTCTTTTAACTCGGCTTTGCGGTCTCTTGCATCTTTGAGTCTATCTGCCATCTCGAAAATTTCATTGTTCATTGTGCATCCTCCTTTCAATACCTGCCGAAGAAATCAACCCCTTAGCATCTTCAGTCAGTAAAAGGATTCCTGCCCTTCCGGTAATCATCGACTAGCATCTTTGCAAGGTCGATCTTTCCCCGGAGAGAACGGAGTATCTTGCGATCAACAGTACCGGCCGCAATAAGGTATATGTAATGACAGTTCTCTGTCTGGCTGACCCTGTGTATGCGGGCTTTTGCCTGGTCGAAATTGCTCATAGAATAATCGAGCGAATAGAACACCATCGTGCTTGCCGCAGTCAGCGTAATTCCGAGGCCTGCTGCAGCGATCTGTCCAACGAACACGTAGCAGCCAGGATCCTTCTGGAAACGGCTTACCTCCCCGGCGCGGTCCTTTACGCCGCCGCGGATACAGGCGTAGCCTATCTTCTTTTTCTGCAGCATGGCTTCGATATCATTTAGCTCAGGAATAAAGCGCGCCATGACAACGACTTTCCTGCCCTCTTCCATAACTGAATCGATGATGTCCGACAATGCGTCAAGCTTTGCGGTGCTTATCTGATGGGTATCCGATTCATCGTCCGTAAGATGCCCGCCTGTGACCTGCGACAGACGAAGAATCTTCGTAAGAACATTGACAGCCGTCACTTCACTGCCTTTGAGCTCTGTGAATGAATCCGCCTCAAGCTCTTCGTAGATCTTCATAGTTTTCGGTTCGAGTTGTACCGTGCGAATCTCCTCCGTTATCTCCGGAAGATCGAGGCACTCGGCCTTTGTCACGCGGTACGCGATGCTATGAAGCCTCCGAAGAAAATCGTTTAACATCCATTTTCTAAAACGCGGGATATGATTGCCGTAGCCGACCATATCAAAATATGTATTTCTAAATGTATAGAACGATGTGCCAAAGACGCTGCTGTTAAGAAAGCGATACTGACTGAAAACATCGAGCTCCTTGTTAGTGATAAGCGTCCCGGTAAGCAGCAGCTTATATGATGCATGGTCGCCCAGTTTGTGCATGACCTTGCTCTGCTTGCTGCTATGCGATTTGATCTTGTGACCTTCGTCGGCGATGATAAGATCGGCGTCGAACTGCATGAGTTCCTTTTCCAGGATCCTTGCGGATTCGTAATTAACCACTACTATCTGCAAACCGTCGGAAGACACTTCCTTCAGCATCTTCCTTTTCTTGTCCGAAGTTCCCTGTAATATCGTCATTGTATATGGGTACTCAGCGTACTGTTCATATTCTGACTCCCAAACACCCAGGATCGAAAGCGGCGCTACCACCAGCACCTTATTTACGAGGCCGAACTGGTAAAGGATCCCGGCAATGCCGATAGCCGCCAGGGTCTTGCCGCAGCCCATTTCCATAAGAAGCGCCACTCCCCTGCTCTTTGAATCCGACGGCAGAAGGCCAAACTTCCTGCAGGCGAAATCGAACGCCGCCTGCTGATGGCTGTACGGCCTTACCTTGACCGGCATCGGAAGAGATGGATTATCGATCTTCTTCAATATATCCACCTCCATCCTTCACTTCTTTGATTTCGATGCCTTCAACAGATGCCCCCGGATTTAACACCAGTATCTCCGCAAATTCCCCGAACAGGAATCTCATCAGCCTCTGTGGCATGCGAAGCGTTGTACCGCTTAGCACGTTACGCTTATTACCTTTGCAGTCAGAAACATTGACCTTTATGATATGTCTAGATTTACTCATTCTTTTTCGTCCTCCACTCGTTAAGCATTATTTTGAATCGGAGGAAGTATGTCTTCCTCTGCTTCATGCCTTAAAAATCAACCCTTAGTGCTGCCTAGGAGGAGTGCGGCAGCCTGACTGACGCCACATAGCTCAGCCTTCCTTCTTCGGATAGTTGTGACGTTTTACCGGTTCAACGCCGAAGGCTTTATGCGCAACTTTTCTGATGATCTTATTCTTGCGGTTAAGAACTGACTGGAGGCTCTTTTCCTTACCGGTGATAACGACTTCTTCCCGGCGAATATCCTCGAGTTGACGGTTCCTGCCGAAATGCTCGTAGTACAGGTCACGCTGCGCATCAGTGAGTTCTTCATCCACGACCTTTCTGATCTTCGCTAGATCTGGATCTTCTGGCTCCTGTTCATAATCCAGTCCATCTTGAGAACGAGACACTGCATCCCATGGATCTATGTTGTCGCTATATGAATCAGTGCTAAAAGTCTTCTGTTTCTTTTCGAACAACGGGTCTTTCAGTTCGTTTTCGTAGCGGTCGTTAAGGTCCTCCTGATGATTCATTTCATCGATAAGGAATGTTAGTTCTTCTGTGATCTCGTCCTTTCCGACTTCAATTTTGAAAGTGACTTTTTTCTTCTGATCCGGATCCCATGTCTCATAACATATAAATTTTCCGTCGGCAGAAATGTAGCATTCTCTGTCTGGGTTGTAGTGTGCTCTGTACTCTGTTTCTTTGCTCTTCAATTTAATCGTTCCTTTCCGTCCAAAGTGGTAACGGAAGGATGCAAAAGAGCCTGCTGCTGAAGATGACCACAGGTTCCAACTGTCCGAAAATGGGCGCAGGAAACTACGGTGGGTGCATCTTCATTCCAGTTACAGCTATATTCGCTGCATCTTGAACTCTTATGCATCCCGCCGTCCTAATGGCCATCTTGGACTTTGAGATATTAATGTGGATTTCCCTCGCAAGGGATGGGCACTATTCTTTAACTGCCCTAATGACTAATGGCCTTCCCTATTTCTTTTAAGTTCGGCCTGTAGCAGTGCGTTTCTACGGCATTCGTATTTCCTCCTTTCCTGTTTGAAGTCTCAAAATACTCGTTAAATGTCTAATCTCGTGGTACCTTTAAAAAGCTTTTTACTAATTGCCACTTTAGATATTTGTAAAAAAAAACGGCCGGGGACACGTAAATAATTACGTATCTTCCCGGCCGTCTAGCAGCTCTATGGAATAGCAGCTTATTGGTCCACTGCCGCTCATGGCGGTCTCGGACTCTTATTTTTTTTCCTTCTTTGGCTTAGCAACGGTCTCTATATTGTCGTCACCCAGAAACCATATTGTTGTCGTGTATCCATGTTCCTGTATCTCTATCTTTCTTTCAATAGGATCCGCCTTGCAGACTGTTTTACCCTTATAGTTCTTAATATCCAATGGAACCGCACCTCCTTTTAGTGGCTCCCGTCTGTTATGCTTATTACAAGATGCTTCTTCCGTGTTTATGCGGATCCGCTTCATAAATGTCCATTTGCGTCGGAGTTACAAAGTATCCCGTTTCGGTATCGATCTTCGCAAATCCGTACCTGTCACCCGATGCCTTTGTAAACATCAGGATATACCCGCTGCCGATCTTATCGAACTCTGCTTCCGTGGTGTCTTCCGCAGGGAAGTGAAAGACAAGTTCCGGCTCGTCCCGTCTCAGATTATAGTATATGAATCCTTCCATCTGTCTTTTGACAGCTCCTACATTACCGTTGCATTTAAGTACTTTATCGTATTTCATGATGCACCTTCATCTTTACATTACGACGGAATCAAGACCGTCTTTAATAGGTTCTGAAAGCTCTTTGAATCCGTCTTCCATGGTTATAGCACGGCAGTGCCCGTCATCAAGAAACTGCACTATCGTCCAGTAACCGTTGCTGTTTATTTCTACTGTTCTCTTCTGACCGTCTACCTTGCAGATCAGACCGCCTTTAAAATCTCTTACTTCTCTTCCGTTCATTTTACCCACCTCATATCTTGAACAGTTCCCAGTTTGCATCTTTGAACAGGTACCTTAGTTCGAACCTGTGCAGCACGCCTTCTATTTCGCTCTGGCAGCTGTATACCAGCATATAGTCACCGCACTGCTTACGCTTTTCGACATACAGAATGTCATCCACATTTATCCTGATGAGTTCTCCGCGTTCGTTTTCGAACTTGATCTTGTACGGCCGGGGCTGATTTTTGCCAGCAGTAAATACAACCAGGGCATTTACCGGTTTGTTTATGACCTTCATGATCATGCCTCCTGACGTTATTCAATTATTGCCTGTAGGGATACGATTAGTGATATATGATGCCTGTCCCCGGGCTCAGGAAGAGTTGGCTAGTGATATGGACGAAGGGAAAAGCTGTCCACGCCTTTAGGTTATCTCTCCTGATGTGCCTTTATTATACGCGAACGGATGTTCTTTTTCAATAGGCAAAAGTGTATTTATTTATACGATTTGGTTATGATCCTGAGGGTAATTATACAAGTTTTAGAGCTGGTGTTTTTTTGCGTACTATATTTCTTGCGGCGTGATCCAAGAATATTCGACTGCATAATATAAGCCCGGCACATCTACTAATAATGCGCCGGGCATATGCAGCAATATATGCTGAGATTGATACAAAGGTCTGTTATCAAGTCATATTTCTAAATAGCGGGCAAGTATCCAATTTTATTCACACTGATTATTCCCCTACGAAGTATAGTAATATTGATCGTTTCATATTCAATTTTATCAATTTCATATGATGTTTGGGTACATACAATCTCTGCTTGTTCGATGTCAGTTTTTGTAATTGGAATAGTATCTATCCCAATCTCATTGAGTAGTTCATCAGACAGTGTGTAATCTTGGTCTACTAATCCAAAGCAAGTAACTCCTGTATCACAGCATAATGAGATAAATTTATTCTTTCCAATTTTATATAAAACTGCAAATGAAGTCCCAATTAAGCTACCTAATAGATAACCCAAAACAGGGAATTGCCATGTTAAAGTTTGAACAATGGTCCCTCCTAACTTGGTTCCTATCAAGTACCCTCCTGTTACAAAGGCATAATCTGCAAAAGCATCTGCCATTTCGTGTTTCGTCATCTTACCCGCTGCAACAAGAATACTGTCTTTTATTGCCTGCAAAACTATAGTGACTACAGCGCCAAGCAGCGTAGGATCTATTGTCTCAAGATGTTTACCCAACATCCCTCTTCTACACATTATGTATAATTCATATGAAACAAACCCTCGGAGAAATCCATCCACACTTGCACTTATTGCTATTTTCCCTGTATGTTTAAGCTGATCAATATTTATTTCTTTATTCTTTATTAGATAATCTATAGATTTGTATATTTCAGGTGCAAGTTGCACGGCAATGGTAATAGTCGCAGCAGTATATCCGGCTTTTAAAGATTGCCGAAAAACATAGTCATCATGAATAACACTATCAAGTGTCACGCCTACTTCTTTTGCATTGAATTCTCCTTTTTGACCAGCACGTGCCATATTCTCAAGCTGTTTTCTACTTGCAGGGGTTGATTCTATTCCTTCTTTGTTACTTAGGTGATCTGTAAGTTCACGATCGGTTTCTTTAAATGCATCGGAAACACTTTTTCGTGATAAAGATTCTTTTAGCATTCGTCTTTGCGCTTCAGCATGTGCATCTTCAAGTTGATCGCAAGGAATAAGTCTTCCTTGTCCTTTATAAAGCGGCTCCCCCGTTTTCTTGTCTATAACTGCCTGGGCTATAGCACTTTTACTACCATCCGCATAACTTTTTGCACTGTAATTTTTACCTGATAATAGGCTAATATCAACAGACCCTTTTTTATTACTATTAAGCACTTTGGCCCTATCTAATGAGCCCGAAGCAATAGCATCTATGTTGAAAGTCCCAGCGTGAAAGACTTCCTGTACATATCCTTGAAAATGCGGTATATCTTGCCTTCGATATGGATGCGTATTAGTGCTATTTCCCATCATCTCAATGGCTTTTTCAATTTTACACGTATATGTATTTCCTTCATTTGCCGCATTATCTGCACACACAAGACTTGCAGCAAATTCCCAACCACGCTGGATATTACTTTTGTCAGTCATTTGCTTCTCCCTATATATGCATGAATGTTTCTAGGTCTTTCTCATATAAATTGATAACACCATAAAATAACATTTGCCTAGTAAGTATCGCCCTTTCATTAAGAAAATCATCTGCATTCTCAACAGTCTTTACAACTGCATTTTTCCCTGTATCAACAACCTTTTTTGCCCTTTTTATCACATTTGCAACAACTTTAGAATCTTCTAAGGCGTCGGACATTGCTTCATCATCTCTTGTTTTTTTTATTGTATTATTTCGAGGTTTTATTTCTTCTGGTATTTTTAGCTCTTCCATTTTTTCTAGAAATGCTTTATGTTTATCCTTATCATGAAGTTCTTTTACATCTGCATAGACAACACCTTGATTGCCAGCCCAACCATATCTAACACCAAATTCATCGAATTTAACATCAATAACAGGAATCAACTTATCCGTATCTTTTACATCACCTAAAAATAGGACTTTGCTTTGAATATTTCCTGCTTTTTTATTTGCCATCCAAATGGGTTCTTCCCAAGAAACGATTTGGATTGTATCATCTTTAGTTCCAATTATTATATCCTCATTTGTATCGTCATTTGACTCTACCAGTTTTCTCAATTGATTGTTTAGCATTTCATCCTTATACACAACGATCAGTGTTTTGGCTGTATCAAATATCATAATACTCCCCTTTACTATCTAACTATTTAGCAAATTCTATAAAAACATACTATCTACCGTACTGTATACTATGAATCCGTTTTTTAACTGCTACAGTAATACCTTCTGTAGCAGTTTAAAAAGTATTATTACTTTAACAAATGTCATATATTAATTTAGTGTTTATAATCGATAGAACAACTTCTCTATATTATTCTGAATCTAAAAGCTTTAATTCCTCGTTTATTATTTTGCTAAGTTGCCTGAGCTCAATTTCAGTTAATGTTATTCCCTTTCCCATTTTTTCATGTTCAGAGTCCCAGTCTCTCAAATCATATTTTGGCTCTGCCCCATTCCAACTTATACGATTCAATTCTTTTTTCCAACCTTTACTTCCTTCTGACACTACTCCAATCTGATTAATTATTTCATGTTTAAAAGGTTCTTTCATGATCATACTCCTTATTTGCACATTATTCTCCATGCTGGTTTATTATTTGTTGCAACCGCTCCACGCCTCTCATATGAATACTTGTTTGAGAAGGCTTCAATTACAGATTCAAATTTATCCTTATTATCATTTGTACATATTACCCATAAAATACCACTATTAGCGCGGTTATCAATTACCTCGAAATCTTTTACTTTTAGCATGTGTATTAACTCATTATCTTTATCTGTACTATTATCTTGTTCTTCATTATTTGTCGATTTCGAGTCGCCATCAACAATATCAAACAATGATATTTGTCCTTTAATGCCTTCTTGAATTCGGGCTTGTGATTTTGAATTAGCTATTTTTCTCGAAACGTCTGTTTTAGTTTTTTTTTCTCTTCCCTTCGTTTGAGCCTTTTCTAAATGAGCTGCATGTGATATCAATATGTTCTTTTCAGTATAATAGTCAGTATCATCACTTCGAATAGTATCTACTATTTCCATAGCTCTTATTTTGACTCGTTCAAATAGTTCTGATGATTGCATATGAGAACTATTACTACCTGTTTCTGGTTCTATTCCATATTCTTTCAATTTAGCGAATACATTATTCATTGCGGCTTCCGGATTTCGGTAATACTTGCTGCCACGAATTCTAATAAATTTCCATCCTATTCTTTCAAGTATTGTTTGCCTTTCCATATCTGAAAGAATCTGTTCTTCTGTACTATGAAATTGTTCGCCATCGCACTCTACTGCTATTTTGTTATTTTTATATTTGACAACAATATCTATTCTATATCCACCCACAGGCCATTGCTGTTCGATATTATATCCTTCCGCAACGAGGGCATTACCTACGGATTCTTCGAACGGTGATTCGGATTTTTTGGCCACTTCTTCTTTTTTATTATTAAATGCTTGTGGATTCTCAGCATACTCTAATAAATCTCTTCTCATATCACCTGTTTTAAGATCTTTTGTATAATCTAAGGAGTGGATGATCCATAATTGATCTTTAGCTCGGCTAACAGCAACGTTGTATCTCTGTTTCGTAGAATTGTCCACACCTTCTCCACTTTTTCTTAGCGGGCCATCACCCTCATTACTATCAACCAGCGAAATAAATATCACATCTCGTTCGTCACCTTGAAAAGAAGATGCGTCACCACATAATATACGATGTTGTTCAATAATATTTGGATCCATTGTTTCAATTATTTTTTCTTGAATATATTTTGCTTGCTGATTTCCTAACAATGAAATGGCTCCGAAAGTTTTATCTTTGTATTCATCTTGCTCAATACAAGCCATCATAAATGCAACTATATAAAATACTTCTTCTCTGTTATACTTGGAATGTTCAAACCTATTACCATTAACACGATAAGGAATTACTGCCGGCAATAAATTAGATGAACTAGCATCTCTTAAAGGTTTGATTTTGTAATCATATGACAGTTTGTTGCTATAGCCAATTATTTCTGGCACACACCTAAAATGTTCTATTAACATCAGTGGTTGATATGTAGTTCTTGCTATATCATACAATGAAGTCTTGGCATCGTATAAATGCCAATTGGGAATACTGTCTTTGATATGCATTTGCATTAAATTATTAACACTCTCTACATCTACGCCAACCGCTAATGGACTGACTTGTTTGTCATCGCCAACAATAATAACTTTTTTAGACATATATAATATGGCAAGCGCTGTGATATCTGATTGGCTCGCTTCATCTATGATAATAACGTCAAAGCAATTGCTGCTAGGATTATATGTTTCCAATGCTTTATTCAAAGGCATAATCCAAGCAGGAACAGCTTCTTGACATAACGCCATAAGTTCTCTTGCACGTCTTCTTAACATTGGTGCATTTTTACCGGTACCTTTTCCTATCTTTTTGGTTGTTTGTTTCCACCCTTGCAAAGCTTGTTGCATCTGAAGATTCGCTTCGATTTTTAAGAGTAAATGATACCAAGCGCTTAATGTAGCGACTTCTTCTGTCTTAGCTCTCAGTTTTACGCTTAATTCAACTGACTTCTCCTGCAACTTTTCGAATGGTTCCCTTGTCAATTGATTAATAATACCGTCAAATTGCTTCCACTTCCAAGCATCCTCTATATTCTCTGGACATGTATTGCTGCCATAAACACCTTCACGATTAGATATTGCAACAGACCAATCTGGTGCATTCTCATATATTCTATCTAAAATATCCTTTCGTTTTTCTAATATAGATCGCTTACCTAAGACTATTGATAGCTTTTTCCAAGTAGTATTATAACCGTTACAGTCTCCTTTATTTAACGCCTCGGCGAGTTCATGACATAATGGTGAACTCATGAACTCTTTTCGTTTGAGGATATTTACTGTTTCTTCTTTTTTTATACGCAAACTGCGGTATTTTATAAATGTATGTACAATAGTCAAATACAATGGAACTTTATTTTCAATGGCATCAAGTGATTTCTCGATACGCGTTGTAACAGATTCAGATTTATTATTCTCTAATAGCTTTTTTGCATTGAACCCAGCCGCATTTATTTTGTCACAAATAGCATTAAAACTATTGTTATACCAATCCAAATATTTACTTATTTCATTCGCATAGTTTGAAGTGATTTCATCAGCATCGGAATCAAATGATTCATACATTGGAAGGCCATTGTTTCCCATAAGATCATTCCACTGATTTGCTGTATCCTTTTTCTTTATCAACAAATTTAAATATTTTATTACTATTGCGCAATCATACTCAGACGAAGGCATCTTATCATTAATTAAAATCGCATCTAGCGAAGGCTGTAATAGCTTGTTAGTAAAACGATTAATTTTTGTTATTTTCCCTTTTCTTTTATATAAATCTTGTATAATTTTATACTGTGAAATCAAATCCTCATATGACATTTCGTTATTAACTTGGATGTTTATCTTTTTCCCTGTTAAATCAACAAGAATTGATTCCAGGAATTCTGATGTATCTGTAATAGATTCCACCAACTTTTCCCATCGTCTTCGATATTCTCCGCCTCTATTACCTTCCGCCGCTACTTTAATCATCCAATTATCAATATTTGGCATTTGTTTTATGCATTCATCCAGGTCATCAACAGCATCCTGAGACTCGAATGCCCAGATCACATCATTATTAATTCCAACGATAGTATTATCATCATAATGACACTCCATTTCTACATGAAGATGGTTTTGTGCTTCTGTAATAATATTATTATATTTATCTGCAGAGGAATATATATTGTACATATCTTCCGGAGTCATAATTTCGTTCAATGTTGGAAGGTTATGATTCAATTCTCTTTCTTCTTCAGCAGAAATTTGGTCATTACTACGATACAAAAACCGCAATTCATCCAACGATACCGGTAGCGGTTTATGCAAGTCCACCTGCCCTGGAATATATGATAAGACATCATCATTTTCATGTACAAATTTTGCCATATCTAATGGTGAAAATGATTTTCCATCTATTATGACAGGTTGAGATTCACTATTTTTGATAGCAAATATCTTTTCCCGTACATCAGATAATATATCAATAATTTGATTGCGCTCATCTGATGCTGCTTCCAACTTTCGTTGTACTTCTGTAGCTTGATGTCTTGAAATATATTCTGTAATCCCATCAATGGATCTTTCCATATCGCGTTTGGTATCATCCAACACCGAAACACATAGATCCTGTATTTGTGAAGGAACTTGCTCTTTTAAAACAGTAAGCGCTTTGTTTTTTTCACTTGTTACTAAAACATTTTTTCCTTCAGCAAGAAAATTACCAACCAAATTAGCAATCGTATGAGTTTTACCTGTTCCTGGTGGTCCTTGAACCAGCACAGCGTTATAATCTCTTATTCTCTGCGCTATTTCAAGTTGTTCTCTATTTGCTTCTTTTGCCAGTAATATTTCTCGGTTCTCTCCACTTACTGCAGCAAGTTTCTCAGCATTAGATAAATCCGGATGTTCAACCAGTTCCATAATTCTTTCACCTGAGACTAAATCAGAAAGATATCCTGGAACTTTGTCAGTATCATTAATTGTTTCAATAATTCTATCCACAGCTAATCCTGTGCCATCAATTTTTCTTCTGATAAATACAACCGGTTCCAATCGCATAATTAACTGATCGTCTTCAGTAGGCTCATTATCGTCTTCGACAATGATACTTTCCGAACATAATTGATGTGTTAATCGTCTTAGATAATCTGCTGCCGAATTACGATCTAAAGGATGATAATAATTTTCATGTAATTCTTGCTGCAAATCTCTAATAATATCATGATTAATAAAACTAATCTTTTGAAGTAGCGGCATATAAAGTTCAGGCTCTTTATCTGTATCACAAATGCAAATTGTATTGTTATCCGGGTCAAAAGAGAATCTTGCCCTTTTCAATAATACCGGATGGTGTAATGAGTGATCTGATGCTACTGTTATTATTCCGTTACCTACCATCAACTCCATAGTTTCGGTTTCATTATTTAATTCAATATAGGCTTTGTATAAGGATGAAAAAAAGTCTCTAGTTTCCAAAGTAATTTTTTGCTCAATAGCCCATTCCTTACAAATATTTATCCATTTATTATACGCATCATTAATTTTTTCATCTTCGTTCGGATAATAATCGCCACGTAAATCAGCATCTTCATCCAAAAAGAAAGAGATGTTGTTAGTAATATTTTTTATTGAAATATGCTCTTTCCAATCGGGAACCAAGAATTGTACAATTTGATCTGATGGAGGCGGACATTGAACATATTCTGGCTTTGTCACAGATAATAATACAACATCCTCATCAGATTCATCGTTATCTTCTTCACTATCCATGAAAAAAACTTGTACATAATCAGGATCATCAGGAAAATCCGAGAATTGGTATTTCCAAGTTTGTTTATTAATATCAGTATTAACACTATATTTCAATTCAGATAAAGCTTTTATATATTGAAATAATGAAACTATTTTTTTAGAGTTAGAATTCACTGTAACACCTCATCAATTTATAACACACAATTCAAGCTTAAATATTATACCATATAATTTATATAACAATACGGGCATTGTAAGCACTTTACTATAATATATGTGGCAATACTAATTCCCTTCAAATTTGCTAAACTCAGACAAAAAATCATGCTCACTAATCTTGATCTTAAAGACAAACTCCTCATAGGTTGCAGAGTCTATCGGTAATTTCAACCCATGCTTTGTAACAAAAATATCATCCCTCGCTTCCACATTTTTTTCATAAGTAGAACCTCTATTCATCCAAAGTTTCTCATCAATAATTTCATTGATCTCCGGATAAAGATAATATCCTTTCTTAGCGTCAAATCTGAACATATATGCAAGTACCTGTAGATAATCCCTATTTCCAATATTATCAAAAGGTTTATACTTAGCATCCGCTATAACTCGGTTTTCACTATCCCGGCTTATGAAATCGGGATAGATAAGTCCTATATTATTCGTAAAAAGACGTTGAGCTCCTCTGCCGCCCTTGTTCATAGGATGAAAAAAAATATCTTCAACAAGCAAGTTGATGTACTCTTCCCACAGCCATGCGCCATCAAATAAGATTCCATATATCTGCCGTGTGCCGGAACCGATCTGATGTTTTTGGCGTTGCAGGATTAAAAGGCAAAGACGTTGCAAGGCGCGATACTCTCTGTAATAAGCATGTCTAATCGTTGATCGCTTATTCTCCGAGATGATCTTCCGCTTATCATATGGCTCGTAATCCGATGTCGCCTTAATGACCATATCCACTTCATCTTTTACCTTGACAATGAGATTACTGCCATAAGGTTTTCGCTTAATGTACTCAATCGTGTGCCGCACGAGCTCCATCAGATAGTTGTCGTAAGAATACTCTCGCTGGCTATATGCCACATTCCCGGTGAACGGAGTATTCATTTTCACGTGGAGAGCAATGTCTATTGCACCCTTGATATTCTTGTCATTATAGCTGTTGCGGATATATGTCTTGAAGAGACCCTTCCGCGCAGCTGACTTCAAATAGTATGGGAATAGGAAAAGCAACAGATTAAAGAGCTGGTTATCCTGATCCACATCTGTCTGCATGTCTACGATATTCGGGAAGTCAAGCACTCGATCAAGCAAGTACTGAAAGAAGTAATCATTTTCGTTCGTGCTGAATCGCGACTCAATCACGAGCCGCTCATCTCCATAGCCGAGAAACCCCATGACATTTCCGGAACGGTAGAAATCGTTGACGCTCTGAAGGATCATCTGATCACGCGTAATATCCTCGGCATCATCAATAATCTCAGGAAAAACAAACACGCCCTCGCGCTCCAACTGCTCCAGTGTCTTATCAGCAACCTTCCGGGTAATGCCGGCAACTGTAGAGAAATCTGTTTTTTGTAATTTGGTATTGTCCTTAATCCTGAGTTGTTCCATCAGTACCACCTTCATCCGTCGCCTAATAACCATATGCCTTGGCGAATCTCTTCATGATATCCTCTTCGTCATACATTCCCTGGATGTAATCCTGCAAGAGCGGCTGGAGATAGTCAGTCCAAAGCTGATCAAAGGTCAAGGTTTTGAGTTTCAGGTAATATGAAGCTCCGATCTGATAGTTTTCGTTCAGGTCCTCAACATCGGCTATTTCTTTATTCAAAGCTGACATACGCTGGATTGCTTCGGCCTCTAGAGCATCATCTTCCAGCAATGAGAGCATCTCAAGTCTATCATCAGCTTTCAGTTCGATGAAACGGAAGCGCCTGCGCATAGCGAAATCGAAACTATCCACTGACCGATCGATATCATTCATGGTACCGATGATATAAACGTTCTCCGGAATATATAACTTCTCATCCGGATCTACGTGCAGGTTTGCATACTGGGTAGATATCTCGCCGGCCTGGCCCCTGTAACCAGGATCGATCGCGAAGAACAGCTCGCCAAAAATCTTAGAGATCTCTCCGCGATTGATCTCGTCGATAATGAAAATGTATTTTTTCAGTTCTGTCTGCTTTGTCGCCGCCTTGGACTTGGTCTTTTTTGCGCTGATCACTTTGAATATGGCAAAGTCATAGGAGTACGCCTGCGTAGCAAATGTCTTTCCAAAGAAATTCGTAATATCCTTGATTTTACTAAACTTCTGCCCGGACTCCAACATCTTCCGGACTTCCTCGATATTGAGACTCAGCTTGTTAACGTTGGCATTACCAGGTATCGATATATTGATGTGCTTGTCATCCACGCTGGTGATACTGAACTCATTCCCATTGATTGTCTTGAAGATGTCCGTTCCAAGCTCAATGCTGGAAAAGAAATCCGTCATCGCTTCCTGCACAGAGACCTCTTTTTCAATGGTCTCTTTGGATTTCAGAGAATCTTCATAATTTTTCCTTGCTCTTCCAATAAACTTCTTAAACACGCCGTCCTGAAGTTCAAATCCCATTGACCCATCGTCATTCACTGTTGGCCTCAGGCCTTCCACGAAGTCTGTATAATCGTAGCTTGGATGGAATTGAACGAATTCCACCTGTTTCTTCTGCTCAGCGGTCAGCATCGTGTAATCGTCATAATAACCGTTACTAATGATATCGGCAGCGATTTCCTTCGCCAGGTACGACTTTCCGGTACCCGGTGCCCCACGGAATATAATATTCTTCGACTCTATAAGCATAGAAGAATACGGATTTAGATATCCGTTGAATTGCTGCACCAGTTCCTCAGAAGTTCTTCCTTGGCTTTCTGTTTGAGCACCTTCCTTCGCATCCTTTTCTCTGTAGACAAGAACGAAATGATCGCCTGAAGTACCAAATCTTTTCAAACATTCTTGTACAAACAAGATAGTCGAAAAGATATTCCAGCAGTAAATAACAAAATATCGTCCATTGTCATAGCCATACGTAAGATACTCTATAGTGTTACGGTGTTTACGAAATTCATCTACGCTTGGATAAATTCCACAAATCATTTCAGAGTTTGGATTATATCTACAAACAGGGAAGTTTTCTTTTTCCTCCACTGAAAGAGCCGCGATCTCTTTTTCATATATCTGACATGCGATTCTTGGCATGGTTTGATTTGAGTTACGGCGTTCACCCTTGGAATAATTCCGACGAATGACCTCTCCAGCAGAATTCCTGAAATATGTATCCAGAGGCTTATAATTATCACCAAGAAATAAATTATCAATAGAGAACCTATCGTCTGTCGAAGTAATGTTGTCTTTTGTAATTGATAATTCAAACTTCTCAAACTTAGTCTCAATTTGAAATCCTTTATTATGCAGAAAGTTCTTCGCTTCAACTGCATTATAGTTCTGCGTCGATATGTCAGTACCATTAGCGAGATAATCAGCGATAGCTACCACGTACTTTGGAGGGTATTTCTTTCCTTCGTCAGTGATGAGCTCATACATTGTACTCTTATTCTGAACAGGAACTCCATTCTTATCAATGTAATCGAGAGCCTTAATAATATCCGACTCATTTATTTTAGGAATAGCCATGTTACGATACCTCCTGTTTTGATGATTACTCGTACCTTATATGATATGCAATAATATTATTTATAATGTGTAATCATTTGCACATTACTTTTTTATTCATTCATATCACTATTATCCGTCCAAAGTTCACACTGTGTCATTACAGTCTGAACAGCATCTTCCATTCCTTCTGGAGGATACTTATGTTTTCTTAGAAGACGTTTAATCATCATTCTCATTCTGGCCCGGGCCGATTCTCTCTTCTGCCAATCGATAGTCCGATTGTTTCTTAATGCCTCAGTCAGTTCTTTTGTTATAGCAATCAGTTCATCATTTTCATAGAAGTCCTTTATTGCCTCAGGCCTTGTTAATGCATCATAAAATGCCAGCTCATCTGGAGTAAGACCAAGTTCGTTTCCTTCTTTATTCGCGTCTGATATCTGTTTTGCAAGATTAAGAAGTTCCTCTATAACCTGCTCATTTGTGAGCATTCCATTGAGGTATTTATTCATTATACTCTGCATAATTTCGCTGAATTTTGCTGACTTTACTACGTTTGTTTTGCGATAGATTTGCACCTGCTCAGCAATGAGTTTTCGTAAAACTTCGACAGCAAGATTCTTTTCCTTCATCTTTGATATTTCATCAAGGAATTTTGGATCGAAAAGTGAGAACTCCGTTTTCACATCAGAAAATAAGTTTATAACACCCTCGCTCTTAATACTTGCTTTGAGAAGTTCATTAATTCTATCATTCATTTCCGTGAGTGATATCTTCTTACCTTCTCCTTGATTCATTAAGCGCATTACAAGGACTCTAACCGATTCAAAGAATGCTGCCTCTATTCTTAAATCATGCTCTACAAGTGATGAACATAATGACAAGGCTTGCTTCATCAGTAATGCTTCTTTTATAAAATTTTCACGTTCCTGTTTTTTATCGACTGCTACAATAAAGTTAACAGCTCCGCTAATTGCTTTTGAGCGTTCTAAATTAGTTCCTGTAGAGAACTTCGAATAATCGTATCCATGAAACAGATCCTGACATATTGATAATTTCTCAAGGAACTTTGGATATGCTACTTTCCCAATATCCGGATTACCATAATTGTTTTTATCACGAGCTGTATAGTCATTCATTGCCTGTTTCAGCGCAGAAGCTATACCTACGTAGTCAACAATCAAACCGCCTTCTTTATCCTTAAAAACACGATTTACGCGAGCTATAGCTTGCATTAGATTATGTCCACGCATTGGTTTATAAACATACATAGTTGCAAGCGACGGAACATCAAAACCAGTCAGCCACATATCAACGACTATAGCTATTTTCATATTGCTATTATCATCTTTAAACTCCGTTGCTAATTCATCTCTATGCTGCCGGTTTCCTATAACTGCTCGCCATTCTTCCGGATCCTTATTATTTTCTGTCATTACAACCTTAGCTTTTTCTTTCCAGCCAGGCCTAAGCTCCAGTATTTTACTATATATCTTCATCGCAATGGAACGAGAATACGCAACTATCATAGCTTTTCCCGTAAGGAGTTCACTACGGTTATTTTCATAATGATCAATGATATCATTCACGAGTGAGTCAATAGTTGCATCATTGCCAAGAACGACTTCCATATTTCCAAGTTCTTTTTTACTCTTTTCAATTACAGCCGGATCTGCATTATTGGCCATCAGATCATATTCTTGGTCAATAAGATGCAGCGTTTTTTCATCGAACTTAAGCTTAATTACGCGGCTTTCATAGTATACCGGTCTAGTAGCGCCATCTTCCACAGCTTGAGTCATATCGTAAATATCAATATAATCTCCGAAGACCTCGCGAGTATCTCTGTCCTTCATCGAAATAGGAGTTCCAGTGAAACCAATATATGTGGCATTCGGGAGACTATCTCTTATGATACGTGCTGTGCCTACTTTAATTTCCCCAGTTTTCAGATCTATTTTTTCTTTCAGACCATACTGGCTGCGATGAGCTTCATCCGCCATAACAATAATATTCTTTCGATCAGACAGTGGTTCGGAAGATTCTTCGAACTTTTGCATAGTAGTAAAAATAATACCATTTGCCTTACGTCCATCGAGCCAGTCTTTTAGTCCAACTTCATTTTTGCTAGGATTATCTCCTAGCTTTCTGCATGTTGCATGTACAGGATCCTGCCTAAGGAAATGTCTGCACTTTGCAAATTGTCCATATAACTGATCATCAAGATCATTCCTATCTGTAATAACAACAATAGTAGGACTCTCTAATGCATCTTGCAGCAAATGCGCATAGAAAACCATAGATAGAGATTTACCGGAGCCCTGTGTATGCCAAAAAACACCACCCTTACCATCGGTAACAGTTGCATTTTTTGTTGATTCAATTGCCTTCTTTACAGCGAAGTATTGATGATATCCAGCTAGGATTTTGAATTGCTTTAGTCCCTCATCTGAAAAGCAAATAAAGTTCTCAATGATATCTAAAAGTCGCTCTTTGGTAAACATGCCTTCAAAGAATGTATCAAACTGTGCATATTGCGTATTTTCATAGTCTCCATCTTTTGTTTTCCATTCCATAAAGCGATCTTCACCAGATGTGATAGTACCTGCTTTACTCGTAAGATGATCACTAATTACACATATGCAGTTATATATAAACATTGATGGGATTTCCTGCATATAATTTCTGATCTGCCTAAAGCCTTCTGACGCTTCAGTTTCCTCCCTTGACGGGGATTTCAGTTCCATGAGTACAACCGGTAATCCATTCAGAAAGATTATGATATCCGGACGCTTATTGCTATTTTCTATAAAAGTCCACTGATTAGCAATAATGAATGAGTTATTATCAATATTTTTATAATCAGCAAGTATTACGCGTCCAGAACGTTCTTCACCATCAACAAAGTATCTTACTTCAATCCCGTTCTGCAGATAATCCATAAAAATTGAATTTTTTTGCACAAGTTCAGCATTCTCGAAATTCTTCAATTTATTGATTGCATCAGAAACTGCGTCCTCTGGCATTCCCGGATTCAAACGATACAATGATGCCTCAAGTTCTGTATCATACAAAGGACTATTGAAATCACGATCAAGATCTGGCGCATATATATGATTATATCCCATATCTTGGAATAGCTCTATTACAGTGTTTTCATAATCAGCTTCTGTATATATTCCCTGCAACCTCATCACTCCCAAACTATCTTTTTTGTTTTAAACACATATCTGGATGAATACATTCATAATCATAACTAATACAGCTTTTACATTTGCAGATTCCATTGTTTCGATATTTGCAATCTTTTACGTTCAGTTTATTAGATTTTAGATTATTCTTTTTATTAGGCTTAGGTTTAGATTTAACAGATTTTATATAATCTTCGGTTTCAGCTACAAAAAACGAATTCATTGAACGACTCAAAGTATCAGTTAATCTGTTTCTACTGCTACTTACAATGAGTCGTTCTAATTCAGTTGGAGCTAATTTTCTAATGCTTTTCAGTTTTATGTATATGGATGGAATGTAACCACTTCCATATATATATTCATCATAATACATAGGATATGCTTCTATCGGCCGTTTCTCTGTAATATCTATAAAATGACATACAAATGCAGCTCCTTTTGAATATAATATCACTATTCCCTTTCCATCTTTAAATACATCACTAATGACTTTTTTCGATGGCGCACGTCCTAACTTTGCAAACCAGCAATATCCATATTGCCTAATAACATCTTCATGAAGCTGGATACAATTTGAAACAATATTGGTTCCGTATCGTAATATTAGAATTTTTTGTTCATCAGATAAACGCAAATATTTCTCCTTATACATAATAATCTTTTTATTTATTATATCATTGATTCTTTTACAATAAACAAGAATTTAGAGCAGCAGGCACAAGCACTTTTTAAGTCTTGGTTTATTGATTTTGAACCTTTCAATGGCTCGATACCTGCAAATTGGAGAACATCTACGCTGTCTCAAGTTTCGGAGATGGGCGCTGGCGGCGATAAGCCGCAAATCGTCTCTGATAACATGACGGCTGAATGTCCATATCCAATTTATTCTAATGGCATATCCAATGAAGGCTTGTACGGATATACTGATAAAGCGAAAATCTTTGATGAAAGTGTAACGGTCTCTGCCAGAGGAACTATAGGCTTTGTTTGTTTACGACATATTCCATATGTTCCTATAGTTCGTTTAGTTACGTTAATCCCCGATAAAAATAAGATTTCAGCGAAGTACCTATATTTTTGGCTGCAATTGCTGCACATTGCAGGAACCGGAACAACACAGCAACAACTTACAGTACCATACTTTCAATCAACCGAGATTCTTGTACCGGATAGTGATACCTTAGCAAAGTTTACGGATTTTGCAGATTCTGCTTTCAGTAACATTTGGTCAAATCAAGCTGAGAACGATAAGCTTGCAGCTTTAAGAGATACTTTGCTTCCCCGGTTAATGTCTGGTAATCTCGATGTATCCGACCTTGACCTTTAGGTCGTTAAATTCTTGTTTATACGTTCATTCTGTTCTATCTTATCGTCATATTGAGATAGCATTTCTGCAATCTTATTTTGTGTTCCTATATCAGGTATAGAAACTAAAATATTATCAAAAGTATCACGCGTTATAGTATCAAACACAGATCCATGTGTAATCTTCTTCAGTTTTGAAATGCTATTCTTAACCAAATAATACAGGAAAGTCTGATTAAGGCCATCCTTGCTTCGAATACCATAGCACGACTGATTAAAAGCCATCGGAAAAGGTATCATAGCCATTTCTCCAACGGTTCCTCTAGCAGAAATAATAATGTCATCTTCCTGTAGCATTTTTGTGGAACTATGTTCTAATCCCGCCTCGCTAATATGTTTCCCCGTTTCGTAGACATAACGATTATCGTCGTTAAAGTCTTTAACTGAAAGCCACGGAATGTCTCCATCCCAATACTCTTGGATGGAAGTCTTCGGAGTACCACCGCCAATTAATTCTATAGTATCGCTTAAACGCTGTTCTTTCCATTTGCTCATACTCTGTACCTTCCTAACCTATATATTTCCTGTGCGCCCGCTTAACATTACTTTGTTTAACCATCGCGTACTGGAGCGTTGTATCTATCCTTTTATGTCCTAGTAGCTGCTGTAGCTGCTCTATCGGCATTCCTTTATCTATTGCCATCGTAGCGAGCGTCCGGCGAAACTTGTGTGGATGCACCTTGGGAATATCCAGCCGTTTCCCAAGCTCCCTGAGTCTACTCTCGACACCACCTATTTTCAATCGATTATATGGTGCCCTTAATGTCACAAACAGTGCCGGATTATCGTCCGACCGCTTCTGCAAGTAATTCTGCATGTGTATTTTTGTCCGTGCATCGAAATAGACCACCCGCTCCTTTCTGCCTTTACCGAATACCACGCATTCCCGCTCTTCAAAGTTAATATCGTCCCTGTTCAGAAGAACCAGCTCCCCTACTCGCATTCCGGTTGACGCTAATATATCAATCAGCGCCAAATCTCTTGGCTCCTTGCAGCTATCACGCATCTTTTCCAATGCCTCATCCGTATAGGTTTCCTTTATTATCGATGCTGTCTTTACCTTATGAATCCTGCGCACAGGACTTTTCAGGATATAGTCCTCATCCTCTAGCCACGAAAAAAAGCTTGATAGGATCCGGCGAATGTTATCAACCGTAACCTTACTGGACTGTTTTTCCCACTGATATCCAGTCAGGTAAGTTCGAAGCTCATCTGTTGTAATCTCTCGAACTTTCTTTTCAACCTTCGCAAGCATTTTTTCAATTGTTGTCTTGTAGTATGTCAGCGTCTTTTCCGAGCAGCCTTCGATTCTCTTCGCCGAAAGGAATGACTCTAACAACTGTTCATTCGTTGCACCAATATTAGTTTCTTGCTCCGCCTCCGTTATCTCCTTTTGGAATAGCGCATGTTCCAATACTTCCTGCAGCCTTTCCAACTGTGCATTGTTGAGGCTACCGAGCATGCCTTGCACAACCTCGTTTATTACTTTCTGTTTCATGGTCATTTCTCCTTTAATTAATTGTAGAGAATGACTACGGAGTGGCAGTCTCTCGTTTTAACTCTTGCCACTCACAAGAGTTATGGTCGTATATTAAACAAGAATTTAGTGGATTAAATGTCAATGTCTGAGACATCAAGTTCACCGGACATTAGCTGTGGCAACAATGAATCCCTAAGCTCTGCTAGTTTAGTATTTTCCAGCAAATTAGCATCATACATAGCCATAAGCTGACCTGCTGTGTTCTCATATTGTTGAAGAGTCTCTTTGTCAGGAAGAAGAACAGATACTTTATTCATATCTCCCTGAGTGATAAGGGGCTGGGTGGAACCACGGTTCATTGCGTGATAATCAATTCTTTGTAAGATTTGATATGTGTACTCATAAAAGTCGCTCGTAATTACAAGAGTATTATCAGATGTCCAGCAAGGAGAATTAAAACGCTGAATTACACCGTGTGTTCCAACGCGTCCGGTAACAAGGATCTTGTTGATATGATTTGGTTCAGACGTGAAGCCCATCACTGAGGCAGCACCGACTATTGGGGTTTTTGATATATCAGTTTTTTCTGATGATTTCATCGGTGGGCGTTTGCCGCTTGCGAGCGAAGCAATATCAGAAAGAATTCCTTTTTTCCATGAGGATGGGCAGATGCCATCATACTGGATAATATCCTCAAATTGTGCCTGATAAAGTGATGATACTTGCTGCTCTAAATTCTTGTTTATCTCATTATTCAAATATATTTTGTCATCAAGCGCCCCTATTATTGATATTATTTTCCTTTGGTCATTTATCTGTGGAATTGCCAACGGTATAGCGTTCATATTTGTTTGACTAAGCTTTGGCTGTGCTGATCCAGTAATATACCCAGACAAATCCATGCTATTAATTAAATAGTATAGATAATGTAAATCACATTTCGAATTATTCCTCAAAATATGAGCATGATTATTGACCCAAAATTTTCCTTTCACTAATTGAGCAATATTTTGCTTATGCGATTTAAGATTTTCACCATCTTCTGCAATTAACAGATACTCACCATCAAAAATATAATCATCAACGTAATCTATTACACCTTGAGCGCCATAATATCTATATTTACCTCCTCTATTCTTTCTTTGTATAGAAGATAGTGGTACACGCATACGATCATAATTTTCCGTTACTTCATCAAATCTAAAAATTTCAGATTTCATACCCAATCGCCCCCAATTTCTTTTTGATTTCATCTTCAAGCTTATGGGATTTTTCAAACATCTCCGAAAGCTCCGAAGTAAGACGTGTCATCTTTTCATCAAACGGTTCACCATCTTCTTCCTGTTCTTCAATACCCACATAACGCCCCGGTGTCAAAATATAGTCTTGTTTCGCTATATCCTCAGTGGTTGATACAGCACAGAATCCCTTCTCATCTTCCAGTGTACCATTCTGGAAAGCCTCAAAAGTATCTGCAAGTCTTTGAATATCATCTTCAGAAAAGTCACGGTGTTTTCTGTCTACCATATGCCCCATTTTACGGGCATCAATAAATACTGTCTTACCTTTCTGCTTTTTACCCTTCGTAATAAACCAAAGTGTTACCGGAATCGTCACGCTATAGAAAAGCTGAGTAGGCATTGCTACAATACCCTCAATCAAATCATCTTCTATTATTTTCTGTCTAATATCTCCTTCTCCACCGGATTGAGTTGAAAGAGCTCCATTTGCAAGTACTAGTCCTATCTTCCCTCCCGGCGCAAGGTGATGAATCATATGCTGAATCCATGCAAAGTTGGCATTGCCTGCTGGAGGAAGTCCATATTTCCAACGGACATCATCTTTCAATTTTTCCTGGCCCCATGGATTATAATTAAATGGAGGATTTGCAAGTACAAAATCAGCTTTTAATGTTGGATGAAGATCATTTGCAAATGTATCTGCATGATATGGCCCGAGATCTGCATCAAGACCGCGAATTGTTAAATTCATAATAGCCATTTTCCATGTATCAGGATTTGCTTCCTGACCGTATATAGAAATGGCTTCTCGATTCGTTGAATGCGCCTGAATAAATTTTGCGCTCTGAACAAACATTCCGCCAGATCCGCAGCAAGGGTCGTATACACGACAATTTGAATATGGTTTCAATATAGCAACAAGAGTATTTAAAATACTCGATGGTGTGAAGAATTCTCCACCACCTTTTCCTTCTTTTGCAGCGAACTGTGATATGCAGTATTCATATGTCCTTCCAAGAAGATCTTTGGTACCATCCGTTTCATGCATGTCCATATTAGTGAAAAGATCAACGACATCACCTAATACACGTTTATCAAGATCCGGGCTCGCATAATTTTTTGGTAAGACATTCTTCAATTTTTTATTATCAGCTTCTATAGCACGCATAGCATTATCTATTACAGTGCCGATTTCAGGTTTATGCGCTGCTGCCGCGATTACGCTCCATCTTGCATCTTCCGGAACAAAGAATACATTATCTTCAAGATAGGCGTCAACATCATTTTCAAATCCATCACCCTCATCAATAAGTTGTTTGTATTTTTTCTCGAATGAAGTGGATATGTATCTTAAAAAAATCAGTCCAATAATAACATTCCTATACTCTGCCGCAGGGATATGTCCCCATAACACGCAGGCCGCATCCCATAGTTCTTTCTCAAATCCGATATTCGCATTATTCTTTTCTGCCATAATTAATTCCTTTCTATTCACGATATAAATTATACCATAAATATATTCAAAATCTTTTGCTCATTATTATACATGTTATTTAAATTGCGATATGTGACATTATTTACGTCTACGAGAAGAACTCCTTACAGAATGATAGAATCTGCAGGCCCAACTGACGATGAAAATCATCGACAATGCTTGTTTTGATGAACCGGTATTAAAGAAACGACATGTCAGTTCATATCGAAAAAGTATTGGTGCGACTGGAGGGAGTCGAACCCTCAATCTCTCACGAGCAACGGATTTTAAGTCCGTCTTGTATGCCAGTTCCAACACAGTCGCATATTATTCCAATTCTTCGATTGCTTCTTTCAGCTCCTCTAAGGTATCATAATCCTCAGCGTCCAGTCCAAGCTCTGCCGCCCGCTACAGAAGATCTTCGTTATCATCAAAGCCGCCCAGCATATCAAATCCTATCAATTCTTCAAAGAAGTCCATTGTTTATTCCTCCGAATACTCCTTCCCCTCGTATGTCATATTAAGAGTTTTAAGTTCATCAAGAGATTTCAATTCTACAATGTCAACCATCCTCCAGGGACTGTATCCATTCCATAATTGGTGAAACGGATAATGATGCTGCATTATTGTCATTTTAGTTAAATTTCGATCAGTCATAAAACACAAATCCGGCATTTCCGAAATACCGAAAGTCTGCTTTATCATTTCAGCGTAGTTATCATCTTTATTACATTCTTTACAACGTTCCAAAGAAGACGTTCCATTACTAAACTCATATGACTTTTTTAGAATCTCAAATTCATCAAATGAAACCGCTATAAAGAATTGCTGTCCTTCCGGATTAAAACTGATTACTTTCATTACGATTCTCCTAGTTTCAATTAATCTCCGTTAGTGCACTCACCGGTATACTTATCTCCCCGACATACAGCATGCCGTCTTTCAGTTTACTTACCTTTCCGATCACGGTAAGATATTCACCGCCGCAGTAGTATCTTGCTGTTATATCATCTCCGGCTTTCAGATCCCTGATCCTCCTGTCGAGCTCAGCTGCCGCTTCTTCCGACAGTTCCGTCCTTTCCGTTCTGGCCATTTCTCTTTCCTTCAGGCGCAGTGCATGATCCAGGCCGGTGACCGCTGCGAAAGGCTTGAACTGCTTGGCGCGGTCAGATACTGTCATCTTACTTCTTTCCGCCACTTTTATGCCCTCCTATCTGCACATTTCTGTCTCGCGTTGTAGCAGCTTCTTTTAGATCCATGCCCTTAAACATAGCATTCTTCCCGTATTTCTTTTTTACCGAAAGTACTGCCTCCTGCATTTTCTGCTCGCTGACATCCGAATCATCAAAAAACGAAAGCTGTTCTATCCCAGTATTCTCTGTGGTCCTGTTGCAGCATATATTGACGCGCCTTATAGATTTATCGTGATCTACTATTCTTTCATAAAGGTCTACTGCCGCAGGAACGATCGTCTTTGCTGAATTCGTATCCATATCGAAAGAGACCGTGCCGTTCGCAGGATCAGTATGCAGCTTATTCGAATATCCGACTCTTATTGTGACCGAGGCAGTGATGAGATTCTTTTCAACGAGATCAAGGCAGAGCGCATCCATCATTTCACGTATTATGAGCTTTCCTTCTTCAAAGGAATAATCACGCATCAGTACCTGGCCGCTTGTGATGCTGTTCGTCTTTGATTTATACGCTTTGATATCAGCTATAGTTACGGGTTCCCTGCCCCACGCATGATCTATGAGAAGCTCCGCGTCGATCCCGAATGTCCTGTAAAGAAGCTCTTCATCAGCATGAGCAAGCTGCCCCATGGTGAATATGTTACAGTTCTCAAGTCTTTTTGCTATCCCCGGGCCTATGCGCCAAAAGTCTGTCAGCGGCCTGTGATCCCATAAGGTCTTTATATACCGTTCTTCATCGAGATATCCGATGAAATCAGAAGAATGCTTAGCAGTAATATCGAGCGCGATCTTCGTAAGATACAGGTTGGTGCCGATCCCGCATGTCGCCCTTATACCTGTTTCACGATACACCTCACCCATCAGGAACTCGGCCATTTCTTTCGCATTTTTTCCGTAAGTTTTAAGATAAGGTGAAACGTCAATGAATGCCTCGTCGATCGAATAGACATGGATATCGTCTTTGGAAATGTACTTAAGATAAATACCGTAGATTTCAGCTGCGTAGTCGATGTATTTCTGCATCCTCGGCTCCGCCATGATATAATCGATGCTCCTCGGGATCTCAAATACTCTGCATCGGTTTTTCACGCCAAGAGCTTTCATGGAAGGAGATACAGCCAGACATATCGTCTTATCTGAACGCTCCGGATCGGCAACGACCAGATTGGCCGTCATTGGATCCAGTCCCCTTTCCACGCATTCGACAGAAGCATAAAAAGACTTAAGATCTATACAAAGATACATTTTCATGCTTCACCTCCCGTCTCAAGAACATACGTTCAGTATAACATTTAGGGCCATATGTTTCAATTCCTTATTCATATCATATTTATTAGAAATAATATTGATGTGATCGAATGTATCGCCAGTCAAAGCGCTTCCGCCCGCTGCAGAAGATCTTCCTCAGCTTCATTTCGAGCAGAAAATCCTCCCGGACCAATTTCATTTTATCATTGATCCGAAAGAATTAACATATTACTAAGCCACTATGGTTTACACAAAATGGCTTACAGTCTTGTACAAGAAAATATCCGCACCCCACACTCGTTAACATGTAAAAATAGAAACAAGCTACCACATAGGTTAATAAGCCCATGTGATAGCTTGCTTCTTTACGATTTAAGCTACTTATCACCATACCTGCTATTCCAGCAGTCAATACACATTACTTCACCATATTCTTCAGTAATAAATGAGGCTAGATACTCTCCACCACAAAGTGGACATGTATAGAAAACATTTTCTCCAGAATCATCATAAGTATGTTGCTCGAGTTCATCGTAATTTACATTCTCATCATATTCAACATCTGTATCACTATTGTATTTAATCATATAATACTTCCTCCTTAATCTTCATTTGGATTGCTGAAATCTTCGGCAGATTCATAAATATCATCTGATGAGATACTGTTTTTGTGACCGCATTCTGTGCATTTCCATACGTAGTGATGGTCATCAAAATCTGGCTGATTGTTTAGATAAGCATTACAACGGTCACAGTACCAATCGATATCAGGAAATCTTTCTCCCATAATTTTCACCTCCTTTATATGTGACGATTACGTCCTGATTGTCTATTAATCTTCTTCGGTTTCATTCTGAGCAGATGTGGTTAACTCCATCATTTTTTGTGCGTAAGTAGTTCCATCAATTTTTTCATCAGCATACTCCCTCATTAACTCATCAATCTGTTCTTTCAGTTCATTTCTTTCACTCATAAATATCTTCTCCCTTCGTGGGTGTTAAACTTTTTAACCATGTTTCAAAATCCTTCTTTGCCATGCTGCCATGCAGCACTTCCTGCTTCTTACTGTCGGCTTCGATCTGTAACGTACTGATAAGCCCCGATACTTCGTCAGCCCTATCTGAATGTCGCCGTTTCTGGTTATACAGTCTCCCGTATGCGTTCTTAATGAGACGATCCAGATCGTTTTTTTTGAGCTTCTTCTGGTGCAGTAGCTGAGGATAATAATCCTTACACAGTCGCGCCGGGTTCTGCGGCGACGGAAAACTACAGTATTTTGCATCTGACCTTTTTGCCGTGAAAAACTTACCGCAGTCAGGGTTCTGACACCGTCTTATAACTACATCAGAATTTTCTATATGAACGAACTCAAATATCACAAGAGAGAGGAAGCTGTTTATTACGTAGTAATTATTCGTCCCGCCCGAGGCATCCAACATAAACTTCATTTCTATGCCCGGGACGATATCTGGATTCTGCAAGCTGCCTAGCAGATCATTATATTTTGCCTTTTCCTGTTCATCCGCTGTCCCCGATAATGTTTCTGCCAAAGCTGTAAAGAAGCTGAAGGCGTTTACTAGGTCGACATAGTAGTTATTGAAGCAAAGACGAAGAAATGTGCCGACGTTTGAGAATCCAATATCATCGAATAGCATAATATTCCCTTCTCTGACCCTCCGTACCTCTTCCAGACGGAGCCTCACCCTACTCTGACTGTCGAGTGCCCGGTATTGTTCTATTATCCGGATAAAACTGCCCTGTGCGATCCGCTGTGCCGGATATAAGTCGTTATAGAGAAGCGAGGAGAGAACATAGTCCTCTGCTTTCTCAATGCTGTCCTGTGTCAGCGCATCCTTGTTCATAGGGCAGTTATTAATGCAGTTATGCAGGATACGGCTGATGTCATCAAGAGTCTCTCCCTGAAATATTAGACACATCAGGTTTCCAACCGGGTAGCTGGAGTACTCTTCATATCTAGATTTCAACACACAGTTCTTGCCGTCCTCATAAGAAATTATCAGACCGTTCGTACGCATACCTGAACTCCTTTCCCTGATGCAGGCTGGTGACCATGCAGTTGCACTAGATGTTTTATCGCTAACGATAGTTTATATTATAGTAGAAAAGTCTATAAAATCCAGGCTTTTTGTTAGACAATATAAAATTATATATAAATGCAGATTATCTATTGGTAACAGCAGCACTACTAAAAAAGCACCCCAGCGGAATGAAGACCGCCAGAGCGCTTATGGGTCAGTTGAGTTTTTATGTATTGATGGTCTGGCCGTCACTCAGGGTACAATTCACGTCAGATGTAACCGCCTATGGCTCATTAATTATGCTGAGCTGTTGGCACTATTATAATCAAGAATAAAATAATGGGGGCAACCTTCAAACCGAAAGCTACCCCGATAACTTCTAATATTTTATATATTTAGCTCCGCTTGGAACCCCGCTTTTCTTCAGCATTTTTTTGTATTTATCATATTTTGCCTTCGGAATCTTGAACGTACAGCTCTTTGCGCATGTTTTGAATGCTCCGCTGCTGATCCTGGTGACATTCTTTCCCGCAAACCTGACAGTCTTGAGTTTGCTGCATTTGCAGAAGGCTTTCAAACCGATCGTCTTCACATTCTTTCCGACCGTCACTGACGTAATTTTTGTATTACTGTTGAACGCCTTTGATGCGATACCCGTCACGTTGTACCGGTACCCGTTTATCGTTACTGCTGACGGCATTGAAACACTCTTGTATGTCTTCTTTACATGCTTCAGAACACTAACAGATCCGTATGTCCCTGCCGCTTTCGATGTCGCTGACGCTGAAAGTTTTGAAGATACATCTGTTACCTTGTATATGATGTTTCCGGCTGCTGCCGCAGCGCCTTTGACATTCGTCTTTATTCCTTTTGCAGTAATACTGACTTTCCCTGTCACATACTGTCCGCTCACTGTAAACGCTCCTGTAGATGCGTTATAAGTATACTGACTTTCTGCCAGCACTTTTCCTCCAACTGTCACTGTAATCTTCTTTGGCAGACTGTATCCCGCGTCAGGCACTATCTTGCCTGAGAAATTTTTCCCATTCTCCGGCGGATCATTGTAAGTTACGTCCCCGCCTGTTATACCTGATGAAGGTACCTCATATGTGCATACCGCAGTAATAGTTATATCTCCTGTGACCTCTTTTGCAGGTACAGTCACCTTTCCGTCCTTGTATGTAAAATCAGTGATGGCTTTGCCTCCAACAGATACGGTAATATCCTCCGGAAGTTCAGCTCCGTCAGATGGCGTTATTGTTCCTGTAAAGTCCGAACCGACCGCAGCTGCAGAGCCGCTGCCCGATCCTGCTGTAATATTCCAGTTTACACTGTACGTTGATGTTACCGTGTCAGGAACGACATTGACTTTCGCAGTCATTTCAGCGGACGTACCAGTCAATTTATATGTAACATTATATGATCCTGTTTTGCCGGCTTCTATCGATGTCCAGTCAGCATCTGCAATGGTTTGTGTAAGAGTTGCTGCCAGATCACCTGAGCTGACAGGCGCTCCGTTTTTGACCGCAGTCACATTGTTATAACTGCTGCCGAACAGGGCCGCTTTAGTCAGTGTCTTAGCCTGAGTCACAGTTATCGCAGCATCGCCTGCGTAAACTGCAGAAACATTGTTCTGATCGACCGACGAGCCGTCAGGCATCACGAAAACATGCACGGTCTGCGAAGCATCTGTCTTTGTAGGATCAGCCGGTGTCCTGACCGCATATGTCACATCATACTGCCCTGCTTTTCCTTCCTGTATTGCTGCCCAGTCTGTTGTTTTTGCAAATGTCTGCGTTGACGCATCTTTACGATCCGGAGTCGATGAATCTGTCAGTATGGCATTCGCCTGATCTATAAACACGTGATTGTATCCTGCAGACGAAGTACCATAGAGTATATCAGATGTCTTCCCTGCAAAATCACTCTTTGCTGCGCTCGATGTTGTGATGTATGAGCCGGCCTGCACTGCGTCACCTGTATCGGAAGCGATGGCTGCACTGTCTGGAACGACAGTTACTTTCGCAGTCATCTTGGCAGAAGTGCCCGGCACTGTATATGTAATATCATATGATCCTTCCGTACCCGCCTTTATTGCTGTCCAGTCAGCGTCTGCAATGGTTTGGGTAAGAGTCGATGATAAATCGCCTGATTTTACGAGCGATCCGTTTTTGACTGCAGTCACCTTGTTGTAGCTGCTGCCGAACAGAGCCGCTTTAGTCAGTGTCTTTGCATTGGTCGCTGTGAGAGTGATCCCGCTAGCATGAACTGCTGCAGCTTTGCCATTATCTATACTTGAGCCGTCAGGCATTATGACAACATGTGCAGTCTGTGATGCATCGGTCTTTGTAGAATCCGCCTTTGTCCTGACCGCATATTTCACATCATACTGCCCTTCAGTGCCTGCCTGTATAGCAGACCAGTCAGCAGCCGTGATGGTCTGCTCTGAAGCAACTTGACGAGTTGAAGCCGATGAATCTGTCAGGATAATGTTGCTCTGGTCAATGATCACTCGGTTATATTCATTAGATGTTCCTGTAGTCGAAGTGCCATAAAGTATATCAGATGCCTTTCCGGCAAAGTTACTCTTTGCTGCGTCTGATGTAGTTATATACGAGCTGGCATGAAGCGCGTCGCCCGTATTGCCGACGATCACAGCATCGTCAGGCATGACCGTCACTGTTGGAGTTATACTAGTCCAGCTATTATCTCCCCGATCCTGGATTTGATACATGACGTCATAAGTGCCTGTGGTACCAGCCTTGATAGCATTCAGATCGACATCATCGATCGTCTGCGGAATAAGCGTTTTGATATAAGGATCGTCGTTATCAACTATATCAATATCATTATCATTAGCATTTCTGTAAAAACCTACTACATAATTGTAACCTGATCCATACAGGGCATCCTTCGTCAGTGTTTTCGCTTCAGAACTTGTAACCGTAACGCTGTCGGCAATAACCGCATCATTCAGCCCTGTTACATAAGCGGAATCCTTTACAATTATAATGCGTACTTTCTGCGTTCTTGCGTCTCCGCAGGCATATGTTACCGAGTAGCTGCCCACGGTCCCGGCCTTGATATTGTCCCAGTCACCGTTTGTAAAAGTCTGTGTAACAACCGTAGTGTCATTTATTGGATCAGAAATAGTCTCACCATTAAAAACGGCATGGACGTCGTTGTACGTTGAGCTCATAAGACCGCGAGAACTTGTCATTGCCCCAAAAACATTTTTTGCATCAGCTGATTTCATTATTATAGTCTTTGAATATATCGCATCATCGCCATCGGTCGTAGGACCTGTGACCGAACCGTCCGGCACCACGGCTACTTTAACGGTCGCGGTCGCACTGCTGCCTGCTGAATAAGTGACATCATACGAGCCTATAGTGCCGGCTTTTATCGATGTCCAGTCTGCCGAATTTTGAAATGTCTGAGTGATATTTGACGATGTCCCGGCGGAACCATTTACAGAACCTGACACGTTATTGTAGAGGCGTGTTGCGCTCGCGTTCAAATTCCGACCATACAGCAGTTCTGCACTGCTGAGCGCCTTTGCCTGGGTCACAGTCAGGATCGTATTCTGTGCCGATACCTTATCATTTCCTGATTCAGCCAGCGCCGGCACAGTGCCTGTCATGCACATCAGGATACACACTAACGCTGTCATAAGAATACATAAAAGGCGGTGTTTAACTGAAGCTGTTTTTCTCATCTTGATATCCTCCTTATCTCGATTCTGTATATGGATTATTTTCCCCTTATTTTCATCATCTGCTGTAATATTACAATTAACTAAAAATTATATACCCCATATCATCATTTTACAATTCCCATTCGCAAATAACCAGACAGCCCGTTTTCGGACTGTCTGATATCGATATATAATTTTCTCGCATTTGCTTCAGCTCTTTACATCTGAACACTTGCTGAATACAACTTTTTTGTAAAATAATAGGCCGGCTGGTTGTCTTTTAGGTCGAACATGTATCGCATTCTTTCAAGCAATAGGTGTTCATTATCATCAAATCTGCTCTGCCAAGCATGTCCGAAACGTAACCATACTGTCTCCACAACCCTACCCCATAACAATCCCGTCTCCACAACTCTATCCCTGTAACCATCATTTCAACTCGACCTGCCCTTATGGAGCAGTTCCCGCTAACTCGATTTGACTAAAAAAATAAGGCTTCCCGCAGGTGAAGCATATTCTATCACCTACGGAAAAGCCTTATTTACTGGGCTTTCAGCCCTTCTTATTTATCATTTCTTGACATCAATGCTATCGTCTCGACGTGGCACGATCGCTCCATCTTGATGTCCGATTATTGACCTGTTACCGTGAACAGGAAAAAGTCAGCTCCGTTCGTACGCGGGAATATATCCACGCGGGTATTTTCCCTTATCTCAAGCGGATTTCCGATAGATTTATTTCCACGTACCGATATGCTTTTTCGGTTCATCAGAACATATCCAATGTACACTAATACCCGCAAACGCTCATTTTATCAGCATTTCTCAATTTCATAGGTTGAGGCTGTTGACATCCATTCTGAACACTCTGGCACGATAGCATCAGATTGATGTCGGGTATGTGTTTTGCTATTTTTGCGTTCACGGGAACAGGTCGATAGGGATTTTTATAGGCATTTTCCGTTAGCGGAAACATATCAACAGTAATATTCAGCTTTTATCCGTTCTCGGATACAAGTCAATAGTAGAGCTCGAATGTTTCAAAACGGCAAAAGTCGGTCGGTCAACTCAATTATGTTTATATTTGGGAAAGCGTAGTTGTTATAAATAGAGGCAATTATGATTTGGTGGTCTTTAAAGTCCTTGGCAAGAATATCCATCATTTCATGGACGTTCTCCATACTCACTTCACGCCCACTCGGTGAGTCCAAGATTATGGGCAAACAAACACCAGTGTGCCTTTGAATCAGCTTGACATATGAAATTTTGAAAGCGAACACGACCTTGTGGAAGATCGCCCCTGACAATGACTTTAAGTCGTTAGTAAAAATGTAATCGTTCCTTGCGCTTACATATTTTTCGTCCAAACCGAGTCGCACGGCATATGACGAAATCAGTTGATGTAGCTCTGCTATAAGTGGATTATCCTGCTTAACGCTTTTTATCAGCTTTTCTTCTAATGCCCGTCTTTCTTTTTCCATTTTATCTATTATCTTTTGGGTTGCCACAGCGTCTACATTTATTCTTGAGATTTCTGAATCAAACTGCTGAAGGCTTGTAGTCACATCGACCAGGGTTGCCTCTTTGTCTTGCTGCGCTTTTAGAACTGATATCTTTCTGTCAATTGCGACAAGCTGTTCAAAATAAATTTTTTGTTTTGCCACAAGCAAATCAGCGGTATCTCCATAACCGACTAGGGTGTCCTTGTTGACTGGCACCTCGTCACCATTCGGGGCTTTCACTCTTAGCCTAAAAGAGGTAATGAACTTTTCAAAGTTCGTATTCTTGCGGATTACGCTTTTTATGCGACTAAGTTCTTCCTCAATTGGTTTCCGTTCGCAATACAAGATGTCCAGTCCACTTTCAATATCATCTGCCGGAGAGTCAATGAAGGCAGTTTCGCCAAGCTGGTTAATTTCAGCCTTATATGTTGCCACATCAAGCATATGCTTGTATTTCTGAATCTCACGCTTAATGACAGCGAGTCGTTGTGCTAACTCGTCATTGGTGCGATTTGACAGACCACGAAGCAAGGATTCAATTGAAAAATGTATATTGCCAATCGCTTTGCCTCGGTTAAGTAAAGTCCATCCTTTTTCTTGGTCAACGTAAAAAGCGCCAAGGAGATTGTCGACCACTTCAAGGTTAGAAATGCCATATATTGAGGAGTGTAACTCATTTTGCTCAACCGGAAGCGAATATCCTTTCTCTATTCCATTGTGTAGCACTTCGATGTAGTCCCTATTTCTGGTTAGTACAAAGTTTTCATCACTAGCGCCAATAACCGTCAGAACTGTTTCATAATCAGAAAAACGTATACCACGGGTATTTGGAATCTGGTAGCCCAAGGCGTACATCATCATTCGTAGCAAAGTTGTCTTACCGACACTGTTTTTTGTGCTAAAAATAACATTAGCATTTTCCCCGAACGAGAAAACCTTCTGGTTATCGCTCAAAAGAGTTAACTGATTAGCGTTTACCTGCAACGAAACTATTCTCATAATTTCACCTTGCCTTTTATATCCGCTATGATCTTTCGGCTTCTTAGAACATTAGCTACAGTCACACGGATAACTATCTCTTCGGTGGTCGAATCTGCACTTTTTAAGTCAAAGCTATTCTTATAATTTTTCCAATTTTCCTCAATGAAATTTTTGGTTCGTTCTTTCGATTTCATCTCCGGGTGGAACTCGTTATAATCACTGAGAATGCAGGAAACAAATTCAAATCGCTCGCTGTTGTTGTTGATAACGCTTCTGTATTTTTGCAGAATCTCAGCAACATCGCTGTCGTCGTAATCTTCAAGTTCAGCATCGTCTTCGCTTACTTCACAGAGTATTGCTATAACAGGCCAGACCATTCGCTTTTTTGTGATTGATGTTGTTAATTGTGATGCATTGACCGCAAAGGAATGTTGCCACAGTGCCAGCAAGTCACTTGTCGAAATTTTATGAACGCCAAGTTGATTAAGGAATTCTGTTGTTAAAGTTATCAGAACTTTATACCGCTCGTCATCGTTCTCACCGTGGAATTGCATCACGCAAACCGTCAGTAATGCCTTGTCAAAATCGTATCCTTTCAAGGAGCAAATATCGTTAATTGCCTCCTGACAAGCGGTAGGCAGTTCCGAAAAAGGTACAATGTTAAGCGGGCTGCTGAACTTAAACATAGTCGTCATGTCATTAAACGGGTTTGGGGAATTCGTAATAAAAACAAGTTGTTCAACGTCAGATATCTTTGCGGCATTGTTAAGTGTTCGTAGCCCAGCTTCCAGTTTTTCTTTAACGTGACTGTAGTCGTCAGGCTTCATAACTGCTTTTGCTTGTGACATCAATGTTTTTCCGTCAGCGAAAGTAATCTCGACATCTTCTGATTGCCCCTCAACTTTGACCTTGGAGGCTTTCTCAATGTTTTTAAGCATCAGCATAATTGCCGCATTACTTTGAAAATCCCATCCAAAGGCGGATGCCGATGCGTTTGAAGACTTCATTTGATTATCCTCCCTTCGTCAGTATATCAGCATATAGTTATTGCAGGGGATTTACTCCACACCCAAAGCCTTAAACACTGCTTCCTGCGGTGTTGAGTAAAATATTAAACTGAATGCGCCGATAAGGTCTGACGGAACCGTTCCAAGTTCGGCGGCTGATGTTATTGGTATTAATACTTTCTTCGCTCCGGCATCGAGGCAGACTTGCAGGACGCTCGCCAGTTCTTCTACCTTGAGGATTGTGCCACTGATGCTGATTTCACCGAGGACTGCAAGGCTTGATAGAGTAGGTTTGCCAAGGGCGCAGGATGCAAGTGCTATCACTGTCGGCAGGGTCAGAAACTTCGTCATCCCGATGCCGTTAAGGTCTTGGTAGTTGATAATGTAATCCTTCGTGGTCGTGCTGAGTTGACCGCTTATCTGGTTGCCGCTTGCTTTCAGGTAGTTGAACGCGGTGTTTGTGGCTTCCTTTGCGTCACGGTCGGAGCCAAGCCCAGTGCGTTCGAACTTGCCGTTGCCGGGAAGCATCTGCGTTTCAAGGCGGTATACACCTATCATACCGCTCTTGCCCTGCGAGATTGTGTAGACATTGCCTGGATTAGTCATTCCTTCGGGGATTATCTTGCCGCCACCTTGCTCCGGAACGGAAACATAACGCTCCTCAAAAGTCTCGTTGTCGATGTAGGAGAAGTTCACATCATAGAACTCCATGCCGCCAATTTTCTTAAGCTGCTCTTTAACACGGCGGCGCATTTCGAGGGCGAAAGTTAGGATTTCTTCAATTTCATCTTTGGTGAACTCGCCGTTTGGATAGAGCAATTTGGCAAAGCCGGACACTATTTTGCGGACGGCGATAACGTCACGTTGATTCAGGTTGCTGCCAAACCGGAAGTATTTGTCGCACACGTCGCCGAACGGCTCTTTCCGCATCTGTCGCATAAATTCAGCGAGGTAGTCGGTGATAAAACCGTAACCGTCGGTGAATGATTCTGGGCGGTACTTTGGAATTTCCCAACCAGGGATATAACAGTGCATACGGTCGAGAAATGCCGTATCATACGCCATCGCTTCAGGAAACGGATCAAAAAGGTGCGAGGTTTTCAGCAGCACGTCCACGCTCTGGTTGATGTTACCGACGAAAGCCATTGAAGCCGACGCCGCCTTTTCTTCCTTGCCTCTGGCAAACGAGCCGGAAGCCATATAGTCTTTCATTATTTGAACGCCGTCTTTGTCCTTGAAGGTGATGCCTGCTACCTCGTCGAAAGCCACACAATCCCAAAGCCCGACAAGCCCAACTTGCTTGCTCGACATATTGTAGAAGAGGTTGGCGACCGTGGTCTGCCCGCCCGACACGAGGATGCTATTCGGCGAGATTTCCTTGTATAGATGCGACTTGCCTGTACTGCGTGGTCCCAGTTCGCAGAGATTGAAGTTGTTTTCAATCAGTGGA